TAGGGCATCGCGTGGGTCTTAAAAAAATCTCCGGGGGGACTTTTGAGGAAATGTTTTTACCTCTGGCTATGAGTATTTTCAGGAATATATTAGGTGATAGGGAAATTTACAACATTGCTGCATGATGTTCCTCTATTTTACTCCTTTCAACGGATATTTGTTAAGAGAAAAGTAACCTTAAACTTAGTATATTCTTGAAAGTACTCATGTAAAACTAACAAAGGAGGAGTATAAAAGATGGCGAAACGTAAGATAATCTCATCGACTTCTTTAGAAGATAGACCAACTTTACGTCCAGCGATCACTCCTGAAGGTAGAGAGGATCAAATGATATCTCTAGCTATGGATCTTGTTGAACAAAGATTACGAGATGGCAGTGCCTCATCACAAGAGACAACACATTTCTTAAAGTTGGCATCAACAAAGAACAAATTGGAAGTTGAAAAATTGAGACAAGAAACTGAATTGCTTAAAGCAAAGCAAGCAAATCTAGAATCTTCTGCTAGAATGGAAAAATTATATACCGAAGCTATGGATGCTATGAAAATTTATAGTGGACGAGACGATGATGTTGTAGTTGATGATGGAGATGATTATAACTTATGAGAAATTATCAAGAATTAATGCAATTACAAACATATGAAGAAAGATTTAATTACTTATCTCTAAGAGGTGTTGTTGCTAATGAGACTTTTGGGTTTGATAGATATTTAAACCAGAAGTTTTATAGATCACAAGAATGGAAAAGAGTAAGAGATTATGTTATAATCAGAGATCATGGGTGTGATATGGGTTTGCCAGGTCATGAAATACATGATCAAATAATTGTGCATCATATGAATCCAATATCTTTAGAAGAAATAGAAAATAATCCAGAGATCTTATTAGATCCAGACTATTTAATATGTGTATCACTAGAAACTCACAATGCAATCCATTATGGTGTTGAAACAAAATCAGATCCAAATATATTAGTTGAAAGAAAACCTGGTGACACAAAATTATGGAGGTAAAAATATGCCGAAAACTATTCAAGAGGAAAGTATATTAACCTCTATAAAAAAATTACTTGGTATAGCATCTGATGTAGATGCTTTCGATATGGATATAATAATTCATATCAACACAATCTTTGCGAATCTAGCTCAAATGGGCGTCGGTCCAAAAGATGAATCAGGATCAAATGCTGGTTTTAAAATAACTTCAAGTGAAGAAACTTGGGGCGATTTTACAGAAGATGATCTATTGATTGAAAATGTCAAGACATATGTGTATATCAAAGTGAAGTTAATTTTTGATCCACCAACTACAGGACCATTAATTAATGCATATGAATCTCAAGCTAAAGAATTAGAGTGGAGATTATACACACAAGAAGGGGGATACTAAAATGGATGATAAAGAAAGAAAATATGTCATCGAGCGAAGACAAACTGACGCTAAAGGTCAATTAAAAATTATTCCAACAGATTTTTACGACGATTTACCAAATATAGTTACTAATGTACTAAGCGAAATTAAATGGCGTTGGAGAAACTACGATTGGTTTGAAGAAGCATGGAATAAATATAGAGATCATGTTTTAAATGCAGTTTCTAACGGAAATCAAATTAAAGCTCCAGGTTTTATATTTAATTCATATATCGATGAACAAATCGCAGCTGATTTCGACAAAGAAATGGCTGAAACAGAATACCATGACAGCAGATGTATGTGTGACTGCATGCATAGCGATGGTATTTTAGAGGAAGTATTAAAACATGGTGGTTGGGTAAAAGATGACACCAAAGGGTTTGTACCAAAAGGTACTCCTGGCGCACATCCAACTGGTGCTACTAGTAAATCCGAAGAAGAATCGGGCAAAGGACAAAAAAAAGAAGCATCTAAACAAGAAAAAGAAGTTGATGATTTGATAAAAAAGCTACGTGAAGAAAATGAACGTGCTAAAGTAATCAACGAATATAATAAAAATCTTAAAGCTCCAGAAGAAGAAGCTAAGAAAGCAAAAGAAGAAGATTTTAATGCTTCTGTGAAAATGCTTGAATCTGGAAGAAATATAACTAAAGATTTAGGTAACATTGTTGTTGGCGTTCCTGGAACAAAAAGAGTTAATCCTAAAGAAACTAAAATGTATGACAATCGTCCTTATTCAGAAATAAGTGATGAGGAATTATCAAAAAGAGTTAGAAGAATGCAACTCGAAAGACAATATGGTGATTTATCAGGAGACGCTATATACGAACAAACTGGTAAAGAAAAAACCAGAGAGCAATTACAAACAATAGGATCTATTTTAGGTATAGCTATCTCAGCGTTAACTATATATAAATTTTTAAGAAGAAAATCCAATTAAATTATGTCTGCTATATTATCTAATACGGCTGTGCCTAAATATTATGGCCGTTTTAGAGAAGCGGTCATGAGAGGTGAAATCCCTGTTTGTAAAGAAATCTCAATGGAGATGAATAGAATTGATGCTTTAATTGCTAATCCTGGTGTATACTACGATGAATTAGCAGTCGAAGGTTATATCAAATATTGTGAAAACGAATTAACTTTAACTGACGGAAGTGATTTAAAGTTATTAGATTCATTTAAATTATGGGCCGAGCAAGTATTTGGATGGTATTATTTCGAAGATGTTACTATTTTCGAGCCTAATCCAGATGGCATGGGAGGCAGATACGTTAGACATAGAAAAAAGAAAAGACTTATACACAAGCAATACATAATTTTAGGCAGAGGTGGGGCAAAATCAATGTATGGATCTTCTATACAAGGATACTACCTTAATATTGATACATCTACTACTTATCAAATAACAACTGCGCCAACCATGAAACAAGCAGAAGAAGTTATGTCACCTTTAAGAACTGCAATAACTAGATCCAGAGGTCCTTTATTTAAGTTTTTAACAGAAGGATCACTTCAAAATACTACTGGTCCTAAAAAAGATCGTGTTAAATTAGCATCTACCAAAAAAGGTATTGAAAACTTTTTAACAGGTTCTTTGATCGAAATAAGACCAATGAGTATTAACAAACTTCAAGGTTTACGATGTAAGATAGCCACGATTGATGAATGGTTATCTGGTGATATAAACGAAGATGTTGTTGGCGCTATAGAACAAGGTGCTTCAAAAGTTGATGACTATTTAATTATTGCAATTTCATCAGAAGGTACTGTCAGAAATGGACCTGGTGACACAATTAAAATGGAATTAACGAAAATTCTAAAGGGTGAATATTATAACCCACATGTGTCCATATGGTGGTATAAATTAGATAGTGTTGAAGAAGTTGGCCACCCCGAATTATGGGTAAAAGCGCAACCTAATATTGGAAAAACAGTTAGCTATGAAGCATATCAACTAGATGTTGAAAGAGCAGAACAAGCTCCAGCAACTAGAAATGATATTTTAGCAAAAAGATTTGGTTTACCAATGGAAGGTTATACTTATTACTTTACTTATGAAGAAACAATTCCTCATAGTAAAATTGAATGTTGGGGTTTGCCTTGCGCTTTAGGTGCCGACTTATCACAAGGTGATGACTTCTGTGCTTTTACTTTCTTCTTTCCATTAAAAGATGGTAGTATAGGAATTAAAACTAGAAGTTATATAAGCAGAGATACTTTAGATAAATTACCAGGTGCTATGCGATTGAAATATGAAGACTTTATGCGAGAAGGAAGCTTGATTGTTATGGATGGTGTTACTTTAGATTTAAAGGAAGCTGTGTATGATGATTTAGAGGCTTTTATACAAGAAAAAGGGTACGACGTGAGAGCATTGGGATTTGACCCTTATAATGCTAAAGAATTTATTGAACGTTGGATAGCAGAAAATGGACCTTATGGTATAGAGAAAGTTATACAAGGTGCTAAAACAGAGTCAGTTCCTTTAGGTGAATTGAAAAAACTTTCTGAAAATCGAATGTTAATATTTGATGAAGAGTTAATGCAATTCTGTATGGGAAACTGTATTGTTTTAGAAGATACAAATGGTAATAGAAAATTATATAAAAAGCGTCATGAAGCAAAGATTGATAATGTTGCTGCTATGATGGACGCTTATGTTGCATATAAACATAACAAGGAGGCATTTGAATAAAATGGGCTTAATAGATAGATTATCACACGCATGGAATGCCTTTTTAGGAAAAGGTCCTCCATACAATTTAAAAAATGAATTTATGATACCTAGATATATGGACTTAGGTTATTCATCATTTAGCAGACCTGATAGGGTCGTATTCACTAGAGGACAAGAAAAGACTTTTGTTAACACAATGATTAATAGAATATCTATAGATTGTGCCTCAATTAATATAAGACATGTTAAAGTAGATGAAAACGGTCGATATTTAGAAGAAATTAATTCTGAATTAAACGATAGATTAAGCTTGGAAGCAAATAAAGATCAAACTGGGAGAGCTTTTATACAAGATGTCGTAGCTTCAATGCTAGATGAAGGTTGTGTTGCTATTGTTCCAGTTGATACTGAAGATGATCCAAGCAATAGTAATGCCATTAAGATATTATCATTAAGAGTTGGTAAAATCGTACAATGGTATCCTGATAATGTCCAAATCGAATTATATAACGATATAAAAGGACAGAGACAAACAATTACTATGCCAAAAAAGAGCGTAGCGATTGTTGAAAACCCATTCTATGCAATCATGAATGAACCAAATTCTATATTGCAAAGATTGGTTAGCAAATTAAATCTTCTTGACGTAGTAGATGCACAGTCTGGTTCAGGTAAACTAAACCTTATTGTTCAACTTCCATACGTTATTAAGACTGAGGCGCGTCGTGAACAAGCTGCTAAAAGACGTGCTGATATAGAAGACCAGTTAGCAAAATCACAATATGGTATCGCATATACTGATGGTACTGAAAAGATTACTCAACTGAATCGTCCTGCAGAGAATAATTTATTAACTCAAATTCAATATTTGACGAGCATGCTTTTTAGCCAGTTAGGTTTGACAGAGAGTATTTTAAATGGAACTGCGGATGAAAAAACTATGTTGAATTATCAAAATAGAATTGTGGTTCCTATCATGTCAGCTATTGCTGAGGAAATCCGTCGTAAATTTTTAACCAAAACTGCAAGAACTCAAGGACAATCTATAATGTTCTTTGCTGAAGCATTTAAGTTTGTTCAAATTTCTGATATTGCTGAAATTGGTGATAAAATGACACGTAATGAAATCATGACGCCTAATGAAGTAAGGCAAATAGTTGGCTTAAAGCCATCTCATGATCCTAAAGCGGATGAATTACGCAATAGAAATATAAATCAATCTACAGAAGAGGTTGATGCAAATAAGCAGCAAAACAATGCTATAAAAATAGCTGAAAAAACTGAATAAAGGAGGTTGCAAAATCAATCATGGGTAAACCAGAAAAGTATGATTTTAGTGGTTGGGCTACTAAAAGCAACATCAAATGTTCAGATGGAAGAACTATTCTTAAGCATGCCTTCAAAAATAATAGTGGAAAAAATGTTCCTTTAGTTTGGAATCATAACCATAACGAAGCATCAAATGTTTTAGGCCACGCATATCTCGAAGATAGAGAAGAAGGCGTATATGCATATTGTTCATTCAATGGAACTGAAAATGCTAAAAATGCAAAAGAATTAGTCGAGCATGGGGATATAGCATCCTTATCTATTTTCGCCAATAAATTACAACAAACTAGCAATAAGGAAGTTGTACACGGAAACATTTTAGAAGTAAGTCTAGTTTTAGCTGGTGCAAATCCAGGAGCTAGTATCGATTATGTCGTCGAGCATGCCGATACAGAAGAGTCTGAGAGTGCTACAATTTATAACGATGAGGAAACTTTAGAAATGTTCCATTCCGAAGAAGTAAATGAAGAAAATACCATTCAAAATAATGATTCTAATCAAGATGCTCAAGCAAATCAAGATGATCAAACACATCAAGAAGATTCATCTGACAAAAATGGTGAAGCAGACCAAAATTCTGATTTAGAACACAATGAAAAAACTAATGAGAACAATGGTTCTGATGACCAAAATAATTCTGATTCAACTTTAAGTCATAAAGATAAAGAAGGTGGAAAAGAAAAGACTGTCGAAGAAATTGTTAATTCTATGACAGAAGAACAAAAACAAGTGCTCTATTTATTAGTTGGAGCCGCTGCTGAAGAAGCAAAAAATAAAAATACAGAAGGAGAAAAAAATATGAAACATAATGTTTTCGATCAAATTAAAAAAGACAATGGTGAAGTATTAACTCATTCCGAGTTCGTTGACATCATTGAAGAAGCTAAGACATCAACTGGATCTCTTAAAAAAGCTTTCTTAGCTCACAGCATTACAAATATTGAAAATTTATTTCCAGAAGAAAGAGCTGCAGGAGCTCCAGAAACTGTTAGTAGAGACATGGAATGGGTTGCACAAGTTATGGGCGCTGTTTCACATTCACCATTCTCAAGAGTCAAATCAATGTACTTTGATATTACTGGCGAACAAGCAAGAGCTAAAGGTTATATTAAAGGACATCAAAAAGCAGAAGAAGTTATCACTGCTTTAAAACGTAGTGTCAGTCCACAAACTGTCTACAAATTACAAAAATTAGATAGAGACGATGTCGTTGATATCACAGATTTCGACGTAATCTCATACATCAAATCCGAAATGAGAACAATGCTCAACGAAGAATTAGCTCGTGCTATGTTAATCGGTGATGGTCGTTCTGTCGAAGATGAACACAAAATTTCAACAGAACACATCAAACCAATTTGGGGTGATTCTGAAGTTTATACCGTCAAACGTGTCTTAGAAAGACCAGCCAATATTTCAGATGAAGCTTTCGCTAAAATGCTTATTAAAGAAGTCATTAAAGCACGTAAACTTTATAAAGGATCTGGTAACCCAACATTCTATACAACCGAAGATATGTTAACAAACATGCTCTTAATCGAAGATAAGAATGAAAGAGTTATCTATGATACTGTCGAGAAATTAAAGACCGCTTTACGTGTCAAAGATATCGTCACTGTTGAACCAATGGAAGGCGCTAGCCGTACTGAAGGTAACTTCACCTATGAATTATTAGGCTTATTTGTCAACATGAGAGACTATAAAGTCGGTGCTGATAAAGGCGGTGCTGTCAACATGTTCGATGACTTCGACATCAACTACAACAAACTTGAATACTTAATCGAAACTCGTTGCTCTGGCGCATTAGTCAAACCATACTCAGCAATTAGCTTTGAATTAAAGAAAGCTGCATCAGCTTCTCCAGCTGCACCAGCAAACAATAACTAATTAAAAATTCAAAATGGCAAAGTTTTATGGTAAATTAGGGTTCTCAATGACCTATGAATCGAAACCCGGTGTTTGGGTGGATAGTTATGCTGAAATAGATGCATATGGCGATTTCATACAAAACACTTATATGTTAAAAGGCTCAAATAAAGTCAATGATGACATTAATGCTCTTTATATTATAAGTGTTGTCGTTGACTCTTATGCCATGGAAAACTTACGTTATTTAAAATATGTGTATTACAATGGTATTAATTGGAAAATAGCTAGAATAAAAGCGGAATATCCTCGTCTGATAATTACATTGGACGGGGATCCGTTTGAAGTAAGTAGTAAAATACCAGTAGATAGAAAAACTGCTGATTTTTATGCAAATGATTTCTTGGTTAATATGCCTAAATTAAAATGTTCATTAATAGAACACAATTCTGGTGTAGTTGACATGGAAATTACATTTGAACCAGTTACTGATAAATTATTACTATTCTATGTTCGTAATAAGAAAACTGAAATAAGAACACAATTATTATATCATACTGCTCGAGATGGAAAATATGCACAAAAAAATATTAGTATTAAAATAAATTCGACTGAAAGAGTTGAACAAGATGTTAGTAAGTTTTGCAGATCAAGATGCAATCAAAAATCTTTCTATGGAATATCGCATATTGCTTTATCATATGATAATTTAATAAAAGGAAGAGTTGTTTTAACCGATATATTATCAGTAAGGAACTTTAAAACTCTAAACCCTTATTATAAAGGACATATTGTAAAACAAACTCATTATATTAATCCAGAGCAAAATTTTGCATGTGAATTATATACATATTGTACATTGCATAATGTTGAATTATATGAGAGCAATAACGATAATCCAAATGGTCATATATTATATTATGAGCAAAATGGTTATAGAAAAATATCAGATAATACTGTGACACATATTTTTAAAAATTAATAACGTCTCTACTTTTGACTGTGTTAATTGTAGAGGTTATATAAAAATTCAAAATCCAGGAGGACTATATGCATAATAGATTAAAATTACACGAAAAATTAGTAAGAATTTTAGGGTCTAGAAATGTATATTTTCAACCCCCTGAAACAATTAAAATGAATTACCCATGTATTGTGTATGAACGTTATGACATAAACAATACTCATGCAGATGATGATGTTTATTTAAGTGAATGTCAATATCGAGTGACGGTAATTGATGCCGATCCAGACAGTGAGGTTGTTGAAAAAATCGCAAAATTAAGAAAATGCAGATTTATAAGACACATTGTCGTCGACAATTTAAATCATGACACTTTTAGTATCTATTATTAAGGAGGAAATACTAATGAGTAAAATTAAGTGGGATCTCCCTGGTAAACACTTATATGAAACAGGTGTTAGCCAAGGGGTACTTTATGTAAAAGACAGAGCAACCGGTGTCTACGGAAAAGGTGTTGCTTGGAACGGATTAACTGCTGTTACCGAAAGCCCAGATGGTGCCGAAGAAACTCCAGTTTATGCCGATAACATTAAATATTTAAGCTTAAGATCCGTTGAAAACTTCAATGCCACAATCGAAGCATATACTTATCCAGATGAATTCGAAGCATGCGATGGTTCTGCTGAATTAGGCACTGGCGTTAAAATTGGACAACAACCAAGATCTTCTTTTGCTTTCTGCTATACAACAAAAGTTGGAAACGAAAACAACTCAGAATTAGGTCGTAAAATCCACATCATTTATGGTGCCACAGCTTCTCCATCAGAAAGACCTTACGCTACAGTAAATGATAGCCCAGAAGCAATTACTTTCTCTTGGGAAATCTCAACAGTCCCAGTTGAAGTTGAAGGATTCAAACCAACTGCACATCTTGAAATCGATTCAACCAAAGTCGATTCTACTAAATTAAAAGAAATCGAAGATGCATTATTCGGAACTGATCCTGAAGAACAAGTAGAAGGAACCGATCCAAGATTATTAATGCCCGAAGATATTCTTGCAATTTTAAAAGCACAATAATCAATAAAAAAAACTAAGCCTCTCCTCTCTAAAATTCAAAATGGATTGGAGGGGCTTTTTCTTAACAAATTAAAGGAGTAAATAAACAATGTTAAAGAAAACAATCAAATACACCGATTATAATGGTGTTGAAAGAACTGAAGATTTTTATTTTAATCTTAGTAGAGCTGAATTAACAGAAATGGAATTAGAAGTTCCAGGTGGATTAACAGCAATGCTTAAAAAGATCTCTGAAACAAAAGATGTTCCATCATTAATCAAACACTTCAAGGACTTAATTTTAAGATCTTATGGTGAAAAGAGTGCAGATGGAAAACGCTTTATTAAAAGTAAAGAATTAACAGAAGCATTCACTCAAACAGAAGCTTTTACCGAATTATACATGGAATTAGTTTCAAGCGCTGATGCTGCAGCAGATTTCGTTAACGGTATTGTCCCTGAATCAGTGGCAAAAGAAGCTGCTAAGCTATCCGCAAAAGAATTAGAAAGCAAATAATTTTTATCATATATAAAGGAGACCAAAAATGCTAGAAATTACAATTAAACCAAAAGAAGGTTGGAATTCTATAAAAGAAGAATTTGTTGAAACAAAGCCAACAACAATATGTCTAGAACATTCTTTGGTCTCTCTTTCTAAATGGGAATCAAAGTATAAAAAACCATTTCTGTCAAGTGAAAAAACTGAAGCTGAAATAATAGATTACATTAAAATGATGACAATAACACAAAATGTTGATGATAATGTATATTCTTTATTATCAGAAGATGACTATAAAAAAATAAATGATTACATTGCAGATCCAATGACAGCAACATGGTTTGGCGATAATAACAAATATTTAGAAGGAAACAATCAAAAGCAACCTACAAGAAGTAGAGAAATTATAACTAGCGAGTTAATATATTATTGGATGATAACTTATAATATACCAGTTGAAATATGCCAAAAATGGCATTTAAATAGACTGCTAGTACTCATTAGAGTATGCAATATAAAAGATGCACAACAAAATGGAAAAAATGGTAGAATGTCAAAACGTGATGTACTATCACAAAATAAAGCACTTAACGCTGCTAGAAGACAACGACTTGGAAGCAGAGGATAGTATTTATGTCGTTAATGAAAGTTAAAAGTCGAGGAGACTTTAAAAACACAGAGACTTTTTTATTAAATCATAAAATTAGTTACTTTACAGATAAGCAATTAGAAGATATCGCTGTAAAATCTGTTTCAATATTTAAGAAAAATACACCATCAAAATCTGGTTTAACAGCAGATTCATGGAGTTATGAAATAGATAATAGTAAAAATAAACAAGCTATTATAATACATAATTCAAATATTCAAAATGGATATAATATAGCTATAATTATTGATGAAGGCCATGCAACACCTAGTGGAAAATGGGTTGCTGGCAAACATTTTATTGATAAATCTATAAAGGAAATAGTTAATTACATAAATAGTATCGAAAATTAATTCTTTTGGAAAGAGAGGTAAGATTATATGGCAAATGATACAGTAGACACAAAAGTTGTCCGAATGGAATTTGACAATAAACAGTTTGAAAAAAATGTTAAACAAACAACTAAATCGTTGAATAATCTTAGAAACAGCCTCGATTTCAAAGGCGTTGGTGACGGTTTAGATAAAGTTAGACTACAAATATCAACGTTACAAATAGCAATGACTACTTTTGTAGCTCGTTTAACAAACAAGTTAATAAACCTCGGAACAGTAATAATAAAATCACTTTCGATCGACAATATAGCATCTGGGTGGTCTAAATTTGGCGAAAAAACAATAGCTGTAGCAACAATGATGGCGCAAAGAATTCGTGTTGCTGGAGAAGAAATAACAGATTTGGCAAAGAAAACTGAGGTCGTAAATAAATTATTAGAAAAATTGACATGGTTTGCTGATGAAACATCTTATTCATTATCAGACATGACAAACTATGCAAGTAAATTTATCGCTGCTGGTGTAGATTTAGATAAAGCAGTCAATGCCATGGAAGGTATTGCTACATGGTCTGCATTAGCTGGTCAAGGTACACAAAAAGCATCTATTGCTATGATGCAATTATCGCAAGCAATGGGTCGTAGTATCAATAGACAAGATTGGATATCCATACAAAATGCTGGAATGGATATGGAGGAATTTAGAGATAAAGTTCTCGAAACAGCAATAGCTTTAGGTGAATTAAGAAAAGAAGGCGATAAGTTTATAACCAAAACCGGCAAAAAATTTGAGAAAGCAACGTTTACTCAATATTTTAGCGAAGGTTGGTTTACAAGTGATGTATTAATAGAAACTTTAAACAAATATTCGGCTGCGGTTGATCAAATATATTCGTTAGCATCTGAAAAAGGTTTAACTGCATCAGAAGTTATAGAAATGTATGCCGACCAATTAGACGAATTTGGCTTAAAGGCATTTAAAGCATCACAAGAAGCAAGAACTTTTAAAGACGTTTTAAATTCTGTAAAAGACGCAGTTGCTTCAAAATGGATGATAACTTTCGAAAATATATTCGGAAATAAAGACGAAACTATAAAATTATGGACAGATTTATCAAATAGATTATATGAAGTATTTGCCGAATCTGGTAATTTTAGAAATAATGTATTGTCTATCTGGAAAGCAGCTAAAGGAAGAAATGATATTTTCGGAGAAGATGGCGCTTTCTGGAATTTATATAACGCAATGGATTCCATTAGATTGCTTATAAAAAAGGCATGGGATACAATATTCCCTATATCTCAAATGGAAGATGAAGATGCCCGAGCTAAAGACATTGCAAGAACATTAAAAAATGTAACAGCTAGAATAAAAGAAATTACTAAAAATTTATTGCAATCAGAGTCTGCTGTTAAGAAAATATCTACAATATTCGAAAATTTATTCAGTGTATTAAAAGTTGGTTTATATACAATATATGCAATTAAATCTGCATTAGAACCAATTTTCTATGTGATAAAACAGCTGGCAAGCAAATTATTAAATAAGATAATTTCATTGTCGGGTGGCATAGAAAATGTATTGTCAAAAATTCAAAAAGCTGCTATTAAATTAAGAAAAGTTTTATGGAGTCTTGTAGACATAATAGATCCATCTGGTATTTTAGACAGAGCATTTTATTTCTTAAAATCAATATATGAAGTTGTTGCAGATGCAAAACCATTTGAACATTTAAGAAATATAATAGTAGAAGTAATAAATGCTTTTAAAAATTCAGGTGGTACTCAAGAAAATCTTATTAAAATATTTAAAGGATTAATATCTGCAGTATCAATTTTAATAAATGCTTTCTTAGCATTAGTTAAAGCATTAAATAAATATGTATTACCTATTTTAGATAAAGTTTTGGTGGCAGTTGCTAAAATCGTTGGAGTATTGTCTGGTATAGTTGTAAATGTTATTGCAGCAATTTCTACAATTATAACAACTATAAATGATGCCATCGAAGGAAAAGAAGGTATATCAAATATATCAGAAGTTTTTACAAATGTTTTTGATGCATTAAGAAATGGTATTGCAAAATTAAGACCAATCTTAGAATCTTTAGTCGAAATATTTAAAGCATTAATAGATGTTATTTTAGTTATACCAAAAATATTAGAATCTATAAGTATTAAATTAACCGGACAAGGAATCATAGAAAATTTCAAAAAGATGTTTGATTCAATTGCAAACATATTAAGAAGTTTTATAGATTTTATTGGCGGAAATGATATATCAGCAAAATCGCCAGTTTTAAACAGTATCTTATCTGGTTTAAGAGAATTTCTTTTAGGAATTATTGAAGTATTTAAATCTTTAATGATTGTTGCAAGAAGTCTTATATCTGCATTAGGAAATCTATTTAAAACTTTAGGATTAGCTTTACAAAAATTAGGAGAAATTTTATTAAAAATATTTACAGGTAGGTTTAATGAATTAAGTAATAGCCAAAAAGCCGGTATTGCAATAATCGGTATTTTAGGAAGTTTAACATTAATGATGTACATGCTATGGAGTGCGTTCTATAGATTGATAAACGCAGTTAATCCGTTAGGTGCTATATCGGAAGCTTTAGTTGACAGTATAGATAGTCTTAGATTTGTAGGATTAACTAAAGCAATAAACACACTATCAAATGCATTCTTGAAATTTTCAGTAGCATTATTAATTTTAGAAAACTTAACCGGAAGCTCTACTAAAGTTGGCTTAATATTAGTAACGATTTCAGCATTTTTGTTAGGATTAATATACATGATAACATCAATGACTGACAGCGCTACATTATTAGGCAAAAAAGTATCAACTGGCGGAAAAGGTATAAAAGAATCAGCATCTAACGCAATTAACAATTTATCATATTATTACGACTTACGAATGTTAATTGAAAGCATTGGAAATATAATGATAAAAATAGCGATCGCTGCTTATGTAATAGACAAAGTTAGTCCAGAAACTTTCTGGAAAGTATTTGGTATACTTTCATTAATTTTAGGTTCTCTTTTAGGAATAACATTAATAATAGCTGGATTCTCAAAAAGATTATCGGGAAGTATAAAGGCAATGAACTCTGCGCCATATGCCTTAAATGCTATACAAACTGTAATGAAATCGATATCTATTATTTTATTATCGTTCATCATTGCAATGAAAGTTATAGAAAAGACAAGTCCAGATGCTTATTGGAAAACAATTGGAATATTCGCTGGAATAACTGCAGCTTTAATTGCATTAGCTATTTTAGTTAACAATTTCAGTAGTAAAATGATTGCTAAAACTAAAAACACTAAGAAAACAACAGATAAGCTTTCAGGCATAACATCATTATTAGGTGGATTAGCGAAAGTATTCTTAGCTATTTCTGTAATGTTGATAGCTATTTCAATAGCAATGAATGCTATAACAAAAAGCTTATCAGCTTTAGCTGGATCTGTTGGATCTTCTGGCGATATGGGATTCGTTTTATTGATTCCTTTAATATCAATGATAGGTGTATTAGCATCTATAGTTGCATTAATTATAGTTTTATCCAAAACTGTTAAAAATCTTTCCGATGGGGAGATCTTTAGAATCGGTGCTATAATGATGCTCATATCAGTTATGTTATTGTCTATTGGAGCTAGTATGGCAATGGTAGCTAAAAATAATTTAGGAAGCATAATTGCAACCAGTGTATCAATACTAGCTATACTAGGAAGCATAATAGGAATGCTATCATTCTTATCAGAATATGTTAAAAACGTTTCGAATAAAGATATTATAAGAATGGGTATGCTATTAGGATTATTTGGAGGAATGCTTCTAATAATAGGAAGTAGTTTAGCAATGGTTGCCAAATATCCATGGGAAAGTATTGGAATGGCTGCTGCAGCCGCTGTGGTTATATTATTAGCATTAGCTGGTGCTGCTGCTTTAATTAAGACTGCTGTCAAAAACATGGATGAAGTATTAAGAATATCATATGTTTTATTAGCATTCTCAGTTATATTATTAAGTATAGGTCGTGTTCTGAAAAACATGTCAGCGATATCTCCTCAAGATATATGGGTATATGTCGGTGCACTTGGTGTTTTAATGGGAACCATGACATACTTAGCAAGTTATTTACAAAAATCACATGCATACCAAAGCTTATTGGTATTAGCAACATCATTTATAATGCTTTCAGGAGCTTTATATTTGTATGGACAAGCGATGAAGACAATAACCATTTCAAGCATTTTAGGGGTGTTGATGGCTATAGTTGCTATAGCCCCATTAGCTAAAGTTGCTGCTCCTGGCATAGCATTGCTTGGCACAAGCATGTTTAATTTATCGACAGAAATGCTTAAATTAGGCGCTGCGTTATTGTTAATAGCATTAGCTATTGAAAAGCTAACTGGTTACGCAGGACAAATAGCGTCGTTTATAGATGCTGTAACTGCAAGCATAATAAGAGCAATGCAGAATGTCGTTCTTGGTATGGTAGAATTAATACCAAAAATAGCAGTTATTCTTATAAATGGTTTAGGAACTATTATAGGTGCTATAATAAATGTGTTGAACACCTACGCTGCTCCGCTTGCATTTGCGTTAATAAATACATTGATACAAGTTTTAACTATATTAGCAAATAATATTTCCACTATCATTGCGTTAGTAGGAAAAATAGTAATGGATTTAATTTTAGGTGTATTAGACATATTAATAACAAATATATCACCTATAATGGATAAAGTATTTACATTATTAATATTAATTATAAATAATATTGCAGCTAATCTACCAAATTTAGTTGATGCTATATTAGATTTAATTATTGCATTACTAGAAATGGTCGTTCAATCAATATCAAAAATAATCAAAACAATAATATCTACTGTAATAGATTTATTATTTGGAGTTTTCAATGCGATATTAGAAGCATTTGGACAAGAAGCTCTTGATAAAACAGAATTCTTTAATTCGCTTAAAGGTTTCTTAGATGGAATAACAATTGCATTCAAAATAGTACTCAATATAGTAAAACAACTCGCTCCATTTATTAATAAAATAATAGTTATGATTATGGAATTCATATCAAGTGGCTGGGTTGATAATTTACTAAGAGTTATTGTTGATGTTTTGACATTTGTAATGAATATTTTAAACATCATAATGCCTATTTTATCATGGATTTTTGATATGCTATTTAATAAAATTTTAGCAGTTATTGATATGATAAAGATACCATTAATGGGTGTGTTTAAATTATTAGAAACGATATTTAATGTTCTAAAACCTATATTTGATATAATACAATTAATTTCAGATGCAATAGCTGGATTGTTATCGGGCAAAGGCCTTGATTGGAATGGATTTATAAATCAATTTGTTGAATTAGGAAGAAATCTTTTAAAAGGTTTGGTAAAAGGATTTGTCGAAAATATTAAAAATATATTCACAGCACCATTTAGGATGATAGGTGATTTATTTAAAGTTATTTTCGGAATACATTCTCCATCAAAAGTATTTGCTGAATATGGTGAATACATGATTAAAGGTCTTGGGAATGGATTAGAAAAAGAAACTAATCGCGAGCAATCTAGATTCCAAACTATTGCAAAAACTACATTAAAAACTTTTGAAGCTGCTTTATTCGGAAATGAAAATGAATACGACTATGTGATGAGCATAGGAATGGATATAAGCAATGTTGAAAAGCAAACTGCTAAAGTGCAAGAGATGATGAGTTCAATAAGCTCTGGGTCAAATGTGTCTACAACAGCTTATGGATATAATGCAAATAAATTATATGGTTCGATCGCTGCTTCTGAGAAAGCAAATTCTAAAGTAGACAAAGTTGTAGCAACAACAACTGATAATTCAGTTAATATGACAAACAACAACACATTTAATATTACTTCAACCGATCCAGCAGAAGCTGCTGATGAAATTGATAAGATATTAAAGAAAAATGCCATACGTGCTAAATTAGCCAAAGGTGGTATTTAATAAAAATTCAAAATAAAGGAGGTACCTGGTATGGGTAATTTAAAATTCGGAGATAAATCAACTAAAGACTTAGATCTTGTAATACAATCTCCGCCATCATATACTTTTCCAGAAAAAGATGTTGAACTTCAACATGTTCCTGGAAGAAATGGTGACATAATTATAGATAAAAAATGCTATAAAAATGTTGAACGAAGTTATTCGGTAGCATCTGTATTCAAACCAGGTACCGATTTTATTTCTAACTCAGAAAAAATAATAGAATGGTTAACATCACAACCTGGATATCAAAGATTAGAAGATAGTTATGATCAAGAAGTATATAGACTTGCTCAGTTTAAAAATAGTGGGTCATTGACAAATTATTACGATGAAGCCACTGCTTTAAATATTACATTTGACTGTAAACCACAAAGATATTTAAAGTCCGGGGAAGTAAAACAAGAATATACTGGTAATACAATAACTATAACTAATCCAACGGCGATGACTTCGCTACCAGAGATTGAATTGTCCAATTTCGATGTCGATGCAGATCATATATTGATGTTTACAATAGAAAATTATAATCATGACGTTGAATCCATGGTTATAATATCAGTTCCAAATTTATACGATTTAATGATTATTGATTCCGAAAATCAAGTTGTGTACAATAAAGACGGAGACAATATTACAAATTTAAGTGAATATGTGCATTTCAATGGTTTAGATTTTCCAACTTTATCAAAATCAGACAATTATATAAATATAAAAAAATATATTAAAAATGAAAAATATGTTGAAAAATATTCAACTTTAATAGATAATAATCAAGACACAGCATTTTGTTTATATAAACCATATGAAACTTTGGTTGAAATAGCACAAGATAGCGTGGATTTAAAATCATATGCTCAGTTAATTGAGAATTCTCAAGAAATTTATGATGCAGAAGCATACTCTAGTTTATGCATGGATAAATCACATAAAATAGAATTTGAGTCATTTAACGATAGAATACAAAGAAATTCAACAGTTATTAACTTTAATTCAAACGACTTTGCCAAACCTATGTATGGATCAGTTCCTATTAAAAGATATCAAAAAGGCAATTCGCGAGACCAGCTTGTGTATCAAATCGGTGATATTGTGGTAGTACAAATTGATTATGATTATAGAGTAGACAGTAGTTATGTACAAAACCATGTATGGATATCTGTTTTTTATAAATTTTATGTGTGTAATCGAGAGTTTATAGCATCCGGAACTGAAGATGATTCAGTCGAAAGAAGAATAGCTAGTGGGGATTTGGTACCACTTAATAATACTAATGCCGACTATGAATATCATATAGAAGGTGATTATGCAAAGTGGACTTGGGTTGCTAAATTTGATGAACATTTTCCTGGATATTGGAATATAGAACCATATCCTTATAATATGTTTAATATTATAAATGATGGGTATAATGCTTGTCCTTCACAAACAAACCCAGTATATTATTGGGATAAAACACCGGAAGATATATCACTTCCAATTATATCAGAAGATAAACAATTGGTTATAATAGCTAGATTAGAAAAAAACAATGAAAATGATTCTGATTATACAAAGACAAATTATTCATACATATTTTTATATCATTCAGAATTCACTGAAATAACTGATCCTAGAAAAATAGATGGACAAGATTTAATACGGCATGGTGCATTTATTAGAATCGTCGATAACGATGACGATAAATTAAGCATGAATACAATAGTATATATAAATTGCATTGATGACGTAACAAAAACAGATATTCTATCAAGAAGTCATACACCATCAAGCATAAATAATTCAGCAAATATCTTTTATAACAATAAAAATGTAAATAATAATATAATTGATATTCATCCTGATTTTAAAAATGCTATAGGAAAAGGTCATAATTGTTCTATAATATTATATAAAGCAAAATGGGTATATGATAGTGACGATGATCATATAGGACATCCAGAATTGGATATCGATGTTGATTATGATAACTCTATAATTAGTGAAAATGTATTATATAATAGAGTAAATAATAAAGATCTTCTTCCTAGTATGTTAATAAATGCAGAAAACTATGACGAATCTGTTGTTTATCATGTAGGTGGATATTGTATACATGATAATTTTTATCATAGATGTTTAGAAGCTGGAACAACTGGCGCATGGGATCCTTCAAAATGGCAACTTGATTTATATCCAATTGCAAATGGTGATGAAGTAAATTCAGTACAATATGTTACAAAACAATCTGGATATTACTATAAAGAAAATAAAACAGGTATAATATCAAGCATATTTGGTAATATATTTAATAAAAATGGTTGGTCACATGTTGAATCCGATAAAATATTAGAAAGTATTGAATGGTCTAAAAAAGAAAAACAATTCAAATACGAATCAGGTTTAACATCAACAGCTGATTATAGTATTTCAAGATCATTTATACCAGACAATAATATGCCACAATATGACGATATCATAATTGAAGATACGTACGTAGAAGATGAAAATGGTAATGTTGTGACAGATTCTGCCGGAAATAAAATTAATAAAACAATAAAAGCAAGATTCCAAATTTCAGAAATTGACGATACAATCAAAGATATTAAAAAGATAATGCCAAAATATACTGGCTTCTATAAAATACAAGATGGTTCCGGAAATCCAATTGGCGATAATTCATGGAAAGCTTGCACTGAAAATGTTGCAATAGATGTTGAATATTTAAAGATGAAAGCTATCAAAGCTTATAGATTTTTATTTATAGATAAAGCTCCAACATATCAAAACGAAGAAGATTTCCCAGAATGGTTGGATATTTATCCAGTGTTATATACACAGAACGGAACTATTATACCAGAAAATTCTGATTTGGATCGATTAAATGCATATTACTACGATCTAAAAGTTACTAAGACAGCATTCTATAGATATTATTTCTTTGATAATAATATTAAAAATAGAACCGAATGGTCTATAATAGATGAAGGAAATGTCATCGGTCAATTATCACCAGATAGTCAAGTACATAGATCAGTAAATGACGTTGTAACAATAAATGAAATTGATAAGTTAGAGGATTCTGATATATTCCCAGTTACACAATTTGTATATATGTCTCATGAACCTGAAGTTGCTACTGATACAAATGTATATGTACCTATTGTAAATTTAGAAACAGCTCAATATTTATTATATAACACAGCAAAAGTATATAATAAAAATGATGTATGTATCAGAGATAGTGTACCTGTTGAAGGACAACTCAACATTGCCAATAGAATATTTAAATGTCTAGAAGATAATGTAACAGGTGCTTGGGATTCTTCAAAATGGGAAGAAATAGGAATACCATTTATAGTTCCTAATGTTTACAGTAAAGATGAAATATACACTACCAATAGTATCTGTTTATACAATAAATCAATATATTTGTGTGTAGCGAATACAACTATAACTGGCGATTGGGATCCTACTAAATGGACTAAATTAGGCAATTTCATAAAAGATTTTGGTTTTTATTATATGGCAGAAAATAGTAATGAAGAAATAGAATATCCTGCTAATATACCACCAGAATGGTTAGTTGTTAAAGTATTAACTGGAACTAAATCAGATGACAGCGATACTACTTTACAATATTATGTCGGTAATCAAGGTACCTTCAAATGGGATAGTAATTTAGAATGGAAGTATATGACTGTCAGCGATGATCCAATAGTCACTTCTAATATAAAAAATGATACTAGAATATATTATTTAGAAAATCTTCCACAATATGATACCGATCAAATTTACGACTTTAGCATAATAACTTCAGCATCTGGCAATCCAGAACATGTTGAAATAAAAGTTAAAGAAGCCGGATATTATAAAATAAAAACAGAACCAAATTATAAATATTTAAAGGCAAATACCACATTAACTAAAATAACAATTTATGAAAATCCAGATATCATTCGTTTAGTCGATGATACCGGAGACTCATTAGATAATTTAAAAACATACATAATACCAAGGTGGTGGAAATTATGATTATTTTATTTAAAGAAAATGAAACTAAATTCGACAGTTTGGGTATTGGTGTTTTAAAAGATGCTACAAGTTGCTTAGTTAGTGAGACATTGAATGATACATTTGAATTAGAACTAGAATATCCTATTTTTGGTCAAAATTATTCAGAAATAAAAATAGATTCTATAATATATTCAAAATCAAGTCCAACATCAAATTATCAACCATTTAGAGTTTATAGTATATCAAAGCCTCTTAAAGGTTTAGTTACAATAAAAGCTTTGCATATTTCTTATGATATGAATGGAATTGTAGTAGGACCAATATCAGAAGGAAGTTTGCAATCAACTTTAAATAAATTAGAAACAGAATCTCTTCTTCCGCATAACTTTAAATTCTTTTCAAAAGTTCAAAGTACTAAAACATATGCGACAACGGATTATTATAATCTAAGAGCTTTGCTTTTTGGATCAGATAATTCTATATTAGAAACATATAATTTAGAAGTTAAATTCGAAGGATTTAATGTTTATTTGTTGGAAAGAAGAGGTTCTGACAAAAACGCAGAAATAAGATATGGAAAAAACATGACAGAATTAGAGCATGAATTTAATCATGATTTATTATACAATTATGTTTACCCATATTATCATAAAGAATCTACATCGCAATCAACAGTTACAAATCCTGGTGAATTTAAGCAGGTATATATTGTTGGAAAGAAACCACTTCAAGATGGATGGCTATCATATGAAGAAAATGGTGAACCATATCATCCAATAGATGAAGCACCTGTTCAAGTAGCCACCGAAGGTGATTATTTTAAGAAAATATTTACGTGGGATACCACTAGACAAAAATATAGAGAAAGATTATATGAGCAACAAGTTACTTTAATTGAAGGAGTAACAGCTCCAGAATGGATTGAAATTGATTGGTCTGGTTTACCTAGCATTGTTGTTAGAGCAAAACAACCTGGATATTTTAAATCAATGACAGACACTGAATATAAGTATGCTAATATTGGTGATATAGTATTTAGTGGAAGCATAAGAACTATTACTCAAAATTTAATGCTATATTATTCAGAAGTAATTCCACCATCAGAATCAGAATTAACTAATACCGAAACATCTGTTACACATGTAGAACTTCCTAATAAATTATTGAAAGTTAATACAGAATTAGCTAACAAGATGACATTTAATAGAGTATTAAGTCTAAATCTTACCGATGAATTCGAAGAAAACGAAGAAGCAAATGAAGAAACGTTAACTTCAAAAGCATTAAAATTCATAAAAGATAATAAAATAGGTCAATATAAATATAACACAACTGTATCTTTTGTCGATTTATCTACAATTGATGACAATGTTGTCTATAAAAATTTAGAGCAAGTTGAATTAGGGGATACCATTAAAATTATATATGAAGCATTAGATATTAATGTTGAATTAAGAGTAATTACAACAATATATGATGCTTTATTAGATAGATATTCATCGATTGAATTAGGTGAAAAATCAGATACAATATCATCAACTTCAGTTCAAACTGGAGACAGTGTGTCGGCTTTAGTTAACGATAAAGGTTATACTGATGAAAAAACAGTATCATCTATAGTAACTCATATCGTAACTGCAGATTACATTGAAGCATCAAATGCCAGATTATCAAAAGCTCAAATAGAGGAATTATCAACAGCAAGAATAAAAGTAACTGGAATGCTAGAAGCTTCACAAGCAGAAATAGACAGACTTGTTGCTAAATTATTAGTTGCCGATAATGCCGTAATTAAAGAAACATTAGAAGCCGGAGAAGTCAAAGTATCAGGTGATATTACTGTTAAATCAGGAGAAATATCTATCGAAAATGAAGATGGAAGTAAAGTCTTTAGAGTAGATAGAGAAGGTAACTTATATGCTACATCTGCTACTGTCAAAGGTAGAATAGAAGCATCTGAAGGAAATATTGGTGGATTCCATATTAATTCAACATCTATATGGAATAATATAGATTCCATGCATTCAGATAACGATAATGGCGTTTATATTGGTCCAGATGGTATAAGCTTGGGAAAACAATTAAAAATTTACCCAAATGGTTTAATAATATCTCATACTTATACAGATCAATCAACAATTGCACAATTATTAATTCCAAGTAAAATTAAACCTGCTTTAGAATTCAAGCCAAATAGATCGACTGTATCCTTTAACGCAAAAATAATTGATACTGCCACAACACCTGATGATATAACAAACTATTATAATACTGTTCAGACTAGAGGTGGAAGCTATACTATGCCATATTTAGCAAATGTTAGCGAATCTGGCACAGTTACTAATGGCGATGGAACAACGATTTCTGTTTTACAAGGAGATAATTTAATATCTTCATCAATAGTAGTTGATGGTGTTACAAAATTTAACTGGAGAAAAATAAATCAGGATGAATTTAATAATGCCTATAGTTATTTGGATAATGGTTCAGCAAATGCATTGAATTCTAGATTACAAAATAATACATATCAAGAAGGCGATATTTGCAAAATATTAGAAGATGAACGAATATTAAGCGCAAAAGAATACGATGAAAATTTCATATATAATACTGACATGTTATGTATAAATTCAAATAAATATTATAAATGTTTAGAAGATAATGTAACAGGTGCTTGGGATTCTTCAAAATGGGTTGAAGTTCAACCAAGCGATTATCATAAGCTATACAGTGATACTGAAGATATATACCTTCAAGTTAATGTTGATGATTATGTGATTCTCGCTAAAACACAATATTACGGGGCTAAATTTGAATTTTATATTACGCATCAAGTTTATAACAGAGGCGATATATGCAGATATCAAAATAATTATTATATGTGTCGCGCTGATCATGTAACAGGTACTTGGAATTCTAGACTTTGGATCAGATTGCCTGGTAAACCAGCAGGAATGATATGGAAAAAGTTTTATATTCCAAAAGATTATAATCAAAATTATTTTGGCATAACACCAGAAGGTATATTATATGCGAATGGCGCTATAATCAGTGGAGATGTTACTGTTAAATCAGGTGAAATATCTATTGAAAGTAGCGATGGAAGTAAAGTCTTTAGAGTTGATAGAGAAGGTAATTTATACGCCACATCAGCTACTATTAAAGGTAAAATAGAGGCCGATGAAGGTGACATAGCTGGGTTTAGTATAAGTCGACAAGAGTCAGCATCTGATCGTATATATGGTATTTATTATAATGCAGAAAATGTATTAGATGAACAACACGGCAAATCATTTATGCAAATAGCTGTTGATGAATATGCTTCACAACCTTATCCATTTATTTACATGGAATCTAAATCAGAAGTGATAGAATTTAGTACACAATATTCATCGTTAGGACGTGTTAAAATTGCACCATCATTAGGTGTCACATCTGATAAATTTAAAGTTGTGTCAAGTAGTATGGAATATCCAGGATTCTATAATTATGACAGAACTTATAATCGATATTCAGCAGCAGGCTATATAAACGCTAAAACATATTGCAAATATTATGATTATTCTTCCGAAGGTAATCCTATTGCTTATTTTAGATGTTTAGAAGATGGAACAACTGGTCCTTGGGATCCTTCAAAATGGGAACTGTGCGATGGCGATATATTTACAGAAAATATGTGGACTGATAGTTTTGCAACAATTAGATATGACGATCTTGCTTCTATGAGTAGGATTAAAACTCAATCGCCAACGACTGTTTCTTGGCATGAAAAGCCAAATCATATTGTAACAATTGAACACACTATAACTAGCGCTAACGATGTCATAGACGTATGGGATCGAAATAACCATATATTTGATATTATAGGTGCACAAATAACACCAATTAATTTGAGTTCTGGTGCACAATTCTCATATGAAAAAATATATGACATAGGATCAACACTTCTTTCAAGATCTATAAGATTAATAGTTCCATCATCATTCATTGGTCAAAAATGTTTTATTACAGTATATTGTCATATGTTATCATTCGAAATAGCAAGAGATGCTAATTTCAATGATATGTCATAATTATATGATTTATAAACCAGAATATAAAAAAATAGATGAAATAGGTGCATTAGAAATATTTATATTGGATATGATTCCGCGAAATATATTAATAAACGATAGTAATTATACTATTGAAATCCACGGAGATACATATTCAATAGATAAAGAAGGAAATATAGTAAAATCAAAAACAACAAAGGAGATTACTCAACGTGAATACTACGAAGGAAATTAAAGATTTATTAAATAATGAAAATTTTCTAAAGTATATTAAATTAAATCATGATATTAAAGCCATTTATATTGGCGGAAGCAGAATGTTTGATTTAAATGACGAAAAGAGTGATTACGATATTAATATTGTAGTTGATGACATGTACTATAAATCATTATTCGATAATATGAATGCACCTATTTTATATGCTAAATATAATGGCATAAACATACATTGGTATTACATATCGCCAGATTTCAAAATACATAACCAGTATTCAGACTATATCTTAGATATATGGCAATTAGAACAATATTATGGACTTAAAAATCCAGACAATATAATAAAAATATATGATGAAGAATATTTTAATAAATTCAAACAAAAACTAACTGATGAATATGATGATCATTTACTAAAAGTTAAAAACAAATACTCATCTTTCATATTATCATCATGTTTAATAGAATCTAACGTTGATTTATATAATTCTATAAATAAATTACATTACTTTTTATGCTTATTATTTTATTTATTGAATAACGAAACTATTGATGTTGAATTTTTAAAATTTATAAAAAAAATCGCTAAGTTTAATAGAAGTTCTTTTTCCTTTGAAAAATTAAGAGAATTGGACAATGAAAAAAATAATAATGTTGATAAATTACGAAATATATTTTCGAAATTATATCGTTTATTACAAAAACGTAAGGAGGTCTAAAGTATGATAGACATTAAAAAAATAAAAAAAGATATCATTAACTACGGTGCAATCAAACTTTACGAATGGACTGTATCTATGGTTGTTGGTAGAGAAAGCTCTGAAGAGGACGAGCTATTTAATGCAGCACAAATAAAAGATATTTTTAAGAACCAATACGATGTTCTAAAATTAAATATCGAAATGATAGACTATGAAACTGCCGAAGTTGTGGAATTCATTACAAAGAAATTCTTTAAATCCAATAGTATTAAGTCTAGCAATATTTTAAATTACTCAACTCATGTTGATGATCAAGGTGTTGTCACCAGTTTATTATTTACTTTAGCCGGCGAATCTATTTCATTAAATGTAAGCGAAGTAAATGTTGGTGAAGGCGGAGGTGGAGGTGCTTCTGTTCAAAATGTGACATATTCAGAATTGGTTGAATTAAAAGCAGGCGCTTTATTAGTTCCTGGAAAATTATACAGAATTACTGATTATCAATGTACCACTACCCAAAAAGAAAGTAAAAGTGCTGGACATCAATTTGATATTGTTGTTGAGGCATTATCCGAATCTGTATTAAGTGAAAATGCTAAAGCTACGTTACATGCTGGCGATGAATATTTCGCTAAATGTAAATTAGAAGCTTGGGAATTAAAGTATTGTTTAGAAAATGATACTAGTAGATTCGCATGGGCACTAAATGGACAAGCTATTGTTAATTTAAATAGTGCATTATCACAAGGTAGACCATTAGTAAGACAACCAAGCTTTGATGGAAGAAATGCCAGTGATGTTTATAGTGAATATCAAGTTGCTTGGGGTGTTGAAGAAGATGTAGAAGATGATGATTCTAGTGATTTCATTTATTCTAAAAATCCAACTTTAACTGATGGCGAAGTTGTTTATAATACTAATAATGACAAACTAGAAGAAACCGAAGTTGTTGAAGGCAAAGGTGTTATCTATTTCATGAAAGACGAATGGAATAATGAATGTCCTTATGACTTTAAAAACATTCAATTTAGGAGATATGCTATTACACAATGTGAAAAAGTACCTAGTTTAGTAATCGACAATTCTGGCAATCCTTATGGGTATCATTATGGATGTAAAAGATTATATAGCAATGGATGGGTTTTAGATCTCAACATTGCCAGTTATAACGAAAATGACTTTGTGTGGGTTTATACATTTGCATTAAAAGATTTAGCAACATCTAATATATACGATTATACAGTTATAGCTCATCTTGGCCTTAAAAATGATGAAGGCGATGAAGTAGCATGTTATTCTAATAAAATAGGTATGGCTGTTGAAGAAGTAATCACAAGTTCTAATGGAATAATCGTATTAAATAACATTGCTTTATTGAATTGTTACACGAATATTTCAGATTTAACGTATGCTGACGATTATTCTTATTGCTACTCCAACACATTTGGTAATAACTGCTACTCCAACACATTTGGTAATAACTGCTACTCCAACACATTTTGGGATGGCTGCTGCCTCAACACATTTGGTAATGGCTGCTGCGTCAACACATTTGGTAATGGCTGCAAGACCAACACATTTGGTAATAACTGCTACTTCATCACATTTGGTAATGGCTGCAAGTCCAACACATTTGGTAATAACTGCTATTCCAACACATTTGGTAATAGTTGTCAGTCAAACACATTTGGTAATAAGTGCTACTTCATCACATTTGGGGAGCATGTGACTAATAATCTTACAGCAGTCACTGACTGTAGATATATTATCATTGAGAATGGCTGTAGTTATTTAGATATTACAACAAATGATGTTGGTAATAATTTTTTACAAAATATCCATGTACATTTAGGTGTTTGTGGATCTAGTAATGACCGCAAAACCTTAACAGTTGCAACACGTGGTAATACGTTTGAGACAAGCTTTAAACCTGCTAATTCTGTGGAAATAGAAGTGCAATAATAGGAGAATATGATATATGTCAACTCCAGAAATTATATTTGCAGCATTAGCCGCTTGTGCTCCAATAATATCAGTAGTGATAGCTATATTAGCACTACGTAGAAATAATAATAATGATACTAAATCTGAAAGCAAGGAAATGGGCAAGCTTGAAGAGAAAGTTGATACAGCCAACAAAGGTATCGAACGAATTGAGCAACGTTTAGATAAAAGGGATGAACGTGACGACAAATTAGCTGAGCGAGTCGCCACCTTAGAATCTAAAGTTGATTCTCATATTTCAGATAAAAATGCCCATAATTATTCCGTTGTAACAAATAGGAAGAAGACGAAATGAGAGGTTTAATGTATGATAGATTTAACAAAAATTAAAAGAGATATCATTAACTATGGTGCATTAAAAATCTATACCACATTTTTAGTAATATCATCAAAAGAAGTTGATCCGGAATTATTTAACCAATCTCAATTACTTGAAATATTTAGCAAAAAGTACGATATTATCAAAATAAATATTGACTTTGTTGAGATGATAGAAGGCAAATATGTTACTATTGCTAAAGAACTTTTGATATTCAAATTAAGTAAATGCTCTGATAATGAACTTTCTTATATGTCTAATGTTGATGATGAAGGTAAGATATCCTCATTAATATTAACAAAAGAAAGTGAAAATATATCATTGAATGTTTTAGAATACTATGTCGGTGGCGAACCAACTAGCCCTGATCCAATCAAAAAAGTTGAAAGTCAAGAAGAAATTCCAAACAATGAACTAGGGTTATACAAATACACAGAAGAAGTAGAAGGAGTTCTACAATCTTCTCATGTAGTAGAAGTAACTAAAGAAGATCATGGTGAAGAAGAAACTGAATTTGATAAAGTCACAGACAGTAATAACCAACAAGTAAATGACGCTTCCGCTTTCATGGCTCAATTTGCCGAAGGATTAGGTAATTTCCTATCTGTCAGTGAAGTAACCAAAGCTTATACTTTAAAATATACTCCTGTAGAAGAAGGAGATTTAATTAACCTTATCTCAGGTATTAGATTTGGAACAAGTAGTCAAGGAGGTTCAATAACATTAACTTTAAATGAACCAGGTATTCTTGCTTTTACTCAATATTTCAGCTATAATCAATCAACCGGTAAAATTGTAAATTGGGAAGATGCAGAGACAATTAAAATTGAAGATAATCAAACAGGAGATTGGATTGGTTTAGATTTAGACAATTATGATACTGATCCTCATATAGTAGAAGTTTCTGCAGGAAGTTATACTATTTATAGTGATGGTGGAAATAGATTTATTCTTGCTTTCTTCAGATTTGAAAGACAACCTTATTCATTATATAAAAAGCATGAACTAGCAAGAAAAGAAGAAGTAAATGAAGTTCAATCTAAATTAGATTCTCACATCTCAACTTCAACTGAAAGATTCAGAATTAATGAAAATGCTATTCAACAAAATGCTAATGATATTGTCACAACAAATAATAAAATTGGTCCAGTTCAAATCTATAAAGTTAACAATAATTTACCACCAGCTGGTGAGGAATTCTTAGATAAAATTTATAGATTAAAAGAAGAATATTATCAATGCGTTAAAAGAGGCGAAGGTATTCATAAAGAATGGGCCTATAATGTAAGTGGTACTTCCGAAGTAACTGCTGATAAATATGAAGCATTCGTTAATGAGGTTGGATTAGAATATAAAGATTATTTAACTTCTATCAACGAAGAATATGATCCTGCATATGTAAATGTAAAATTATTTAGAAATAATGGAAGCATTAAATTAGGAAGCAGCAGTGCTACTGGTTCGATCACTTTATTTAACAAACATGCTGAACATATAACATCTTTCAAAATAGGTGTAAAAGCTTATGGCAGTAGCAAACCAAGTAGTACTTATATTGAAGATGCAAATGGCGATGAATTTGAATATTTAATCTCAAATAATGTTGAAGAAACAATTATTGAAATTCCTTATAATCCTGATACAAATAATTTAGAACGTATATATATTGAATCTAGCAGTGAGTATGTTGATGAATCCGGAGATGAACCAGTTACTATTCAATGCGATAAGCGACTAATTATCACTAGAATTATTGCTGATTTTGGGGAAACTACTTATGAATGGATTCCATTAGTAGCTAAAGATGACATTATTTCTAAAATCATAAAAAGATATAATGAAGAATCCAATATGACTTTCTTTGATTTTCCAAAAGGAGTTGTGCCACTATCTATAACATTAAATAATAATAATTTATTCTTCAAAAGCAGTTTTGAAGCCGTTGCATTAAATGGAAAACCTATAGAAGGGTATGAATTAGATGAAATTATATTTACTGAAGATGAAAGATATATGGCATTTATTGGTGATTTAACAAATCAAGTTATAAATGGATTAATATATATTAATTATGATAAACTCCCAGATATAGGAGGAATTGTGCAAAATTCTTATTATCTTTTTAGACCTGACAAAGCAGGATTAAGATTATATAGACATAGAATTGAGTTAAATGATGATGGTGACTTTTTGTCTATAATTGATACCAATAAGAACGAAATTGCACCTAATAACATGAATTTAAGAAGAGAAGCCTTTTTGAAAATATATTATTCTTTTGCTCAAAATGGAGATGCTGGAACATCCGGGACAGCTTTGCAAATAACGGCTCATCCTGAAAATAATCGAATTACTGTGCTTATTAGTTATGATGCCAATTTTAATCAAGTCACAGATTTTATAACATATACAAAATTCACCGACACAGTTACAGAACTTTAATCATAGGCTAGGCTTATATTATGATATTAAAATCAAAGTTGTTTCACATGTGTGCTTACGATGTTAAATACACCGAAGTAGGCAATGGCGTTAATTATGCTTTTGTTGAAGATAAAACACACATGCAATATTTAGAAAATACGCTAATTATATTCTTTGAAGGATCAAATCAAGTAACCGATTGGATACGTAACTTCCTCTTTGGTAAAAGACCATACAAAGATATGAAAATTCCATATAGAGTGCACAGAGGCTTTTTAGCCGCATGGAAAGAAGTGGAAGATATAATAATTCAAAAGATAACTGAGAAAAATTCAAAATCAGAATATAAGTGGCAAAGAATTATTATAGTAGGTTATTCACACGGTGGTGCACTAGCAGCATTCTGCCATGAGTGTTGTTGGTTCTACCGCCGTGATGCGGTAATCGAAGGATACGGATTTGAAGCACCTAGAATATATGCTGGATTTAGAGTCAAGAAGGCTCTTAGAGAACGATGGGCTACATTCACTGTCATAAGAAATAAAAATGATATTGTAACCCATTGTCCGCCAGCAATATTTGGATATACACATGTTGGCACAGTTAAAAAAATAGGTAAAAAAACTTCTACCAAAGATTATAAATGGCCACATTGTATTGGTGCTCATTATCCAGATAAAGTTTACGAAAGCTTAAAAAGCGAGGAGGTGTAAAATCTATTATGGATTACAAATCTATAGGTCTTCTTATCATTTTAGGTGTTATGCTATTAGTTTCTATTGTTGTCATTTTCGTCGAACTATTTAATGGCAAAATGAAAACATTTATTATGGAAAAAATAGCTGAAGCTGAAAAAATGTTTCCTAAAGATGTAGAAGACTATCAATCTAAGCGTAGAAATTACGTCATTGAGGCATTTAAAGAAAAGTATAAGATTATGGCTATCTTTGTAAATGCTAAAAAATTTATTGAATTAATTTGTAAATTATTTGTACCTAAAGGAGGTAAATAACAATGGTTGAATTACAAAAAGTTAAAAGAGATGTTATTAACTATGGTGCTTTAAAAGTTTATACCACATTCTTAACTCTCTCTGAAGATGAAGTTGACCCAGAATTATTCGCTGCTAGTCAACTAAAAGAAATCTTTGAAAAGAGATTTGATGTCATTAAAGTTGACATGTCTTTCGTAGAAGGTGAAGAAGAGACCGTCATTGCTAAAGAGCTCTTAGTATTCAAATTAAGTAAATGCTCTGATAGCGAAATTTCTTACATGTCAAATGTTGACGATGAAGGTAAGTTATCATCTTTAGTGTTAACAAAATCTGGCGAAGAAATTAGCTTAGAAGTCGTTGAATATGGTATTGGTGAATCTAGTAAAGGCCTTGAAGTCATCGAATGGGATGGAGAAAGGACCTTCGCTGAGGAAGAAATAGATAAACTTAGCAATGCTAAAGCGTGTCTAAAGTATGATGAGAACATTTATATACCTAATTTTGAAGTTATTGACGTAAACGGGAAAAATGTTTATCTTCATAGCATAAATGTTTCCGACGACGGCATGGTTTATTGCAAATCAATTCAAATAATTGCTACAGGTGAGGGTTACGTTCCTAATATTTCTGAATGTAATATTAATACAAACAATTTAGGTGGAACAAAGTTATATAAGCATACTTTAAATCTAGGTGGAAGTAAAGAAATAGAGTTTATATCAAATACTTCTCTTGAAATTCTTAATTTTAACCAACTTTTAAATGCTATAAGAATTGACTTTAGAGTAAGTGCTTACCCAGTTGTAGGTTCTTGCTGTTCATATATTTATAATATGACGACTCATGAAGCAACTTGTGTTGTTATAAGCCCAACCGATGGCTCAACATCTATTTATACATTACCTACTATTATTTCAGATACCGTTACCGAACTTTAATTCTAACAAATAGGGGGATTAAAAATGATTGAATTACAAAAGGTCAAAAGAGATATTGTAAACTATGGAACATTAAAAGTTTATACTACCTTCTTATCAATTTCAGAAGATGAAACTGATCCTGAATTATTTAACGCAAATCAACTCAAAGAAATATTCAGTAGTCAATTTGATATTATTAAAATAAATATTAATTTCGTGGAATTAGGAGAAAATGATGAATGGGTTAGTGCTGGAAAAAAACTTCTAGTGTTTAAGCTTAGTGATTTCTCCAACAACAAACTTTCTTATATGTCTAATGTTGATGACGAAGGTAAGATATCCTCATTAGTGCTAACTAAATCTGAAGAAGAAGTTAGCTTAGAAGTAAACGAGTATGATATTGCTGGGAAAGATATGTACTTGCATGAAGTGACGTTAGATCCAGTTGGAGATTCTGGCAAATCTGTTATGTTATATTTTAAATCTGATAGATCTAGAGAAGTTACAAGTATCTGGGACTTAGCGGTACTGTTACTTAATGCAAGAACGTATTATTTCCTTAATCCTAGTTTAATACTTTTTGATCATGATAATAAATATTCTTTAGCCGCTTTTCATCCAAATCAAAGCATGATGGGAGCTTATGTATATTTAAAATTAATAGATGCTAGAGATGGAAATAATATTCAAGAAGTGGACTATATTATTAACCATTCTAATAATAAAGTTAAACAAGATCGAGTTTCTAAAGTTAATTAACATATAATTTCAAGAAAGGATTTAATAAATTATGACCGGAACAGAATTTTTAAAAAGAATCAGGGCTAAACATTTTAAAAAGCCTGAGGTTAAAGAAGAAGTCAAAGAAGCTGTTGCTGAACCAGTTGCTCCAGTAGTGGAAGCACCTGTTGAAGAAGAAGCTCCTAAGAAATCTTCAAAATCAAAGAAATCTAAATAATATTGCAAATAAGGGCCCGCGAGGAAATCAACGGCTCTTATTTTTTGCTAAGAGTAAGTTATCTAAATATACGAGCTCTTATTTTTTCGCATTTTTTACATCCTATATAATGAAGGAGAAAAGAAATATGTTAAAAGAAACAGGAACTGATTCTAAAATCGAATATGAATTAGAAACCAAAGATGATATTAAGGAAGCGAATAAACAAATCGAATTCCACAAAAAATGTATCAGACTTGCCAACATTGAGATCGACGATGCTATGATGAAAGGCGACTCTGAAACAGCTGAAATATGGGAAGATGATAAGAAATTTAATCGTATCCATATCAGAGAACTTCTTAAAGCAATCAAACGATTTAAGAGTCAAGAAGCTAAATAAACAGCTTCTTTTCTTTTTTCCAATTTTTAGGTATAAATTTTAGTTAATTTTAAATTTAAGCCACTTTTTAGCCATTTTAAGACGCTTTCTTTAAAACCACATATATTAATAAGTAAAATACTTTCGCATAAAATACATGCCTTTCTATGAAGGAGAAACATTATGGAAAAGAAGAAATTTTATAAAATAGTGATATGTAAACGTATTGAAAAAGAATATGAAAATGATATATATAAAAATAAATCAATAGAATATTATAGATATGGATATTCTGAAATCGATGTAATAACAAAATTAAGAAGACATTTCAAAATGAATACTGGAAATAAATTAATTTTAGTATCAAATACGAAATCGCCTTATGTACCAGAAGACTTTGATGGAAAGATATTCAGACATCTGGATAAATCTTATGATGAAGAAGCTATATATTATGAATGGTATGTTCAAGAAACAGTGCGTACAAAACCTATTAAAAAAGTATCTATTTTAGATGATTTTCTAGAAGATTGTGAGTTGGAAAAGTTAAAGAAAAAATAACAATTCCTTCTTACTTTTTCGCGAAAATATCACATATTATAATGAAGGAGGAATTAATTTTTATGAACTTAAACACAGGTTTACTTATTGCAAGTGTAGCATTAGGTGCTATCGGAACAGCAGCCAGTGTTGCAGCCAGTGTCGACCAAATTAAAAATGGAGATAAACGAGCTGAAATACAAGGATATGCTGCAGGTCAAGCTATTGCAGAACATGCGCAATCAAATAAATGGTTTGTTTGTTGTGGAATGAAAATTGATCCAGAAACAGGAAAAATCATGAAGTAAGGGATTCACATCCCTTACCATTTTTCGCAAAAATATCACATATTATAATGAAGGAAAGGAGATCTATAATTTATGGGATTAATTATGAAAGTTGTTATTGCCTCCATTGCAGCTAGTGTTGTAGCTAGTTCAGCTACCAGCATTATATGCAAAAATGGGGAAAAAATAAGAGGAACTTTTTGTAAAAACAAATCTAGAAAAAGATCTAAGTAACTAAAAAGTAAGGAGCAATTGCAAAGCTCCTTATCTTTCGCATAAAATACATTTTGTATAACGAAAGAAGGTATATAAATATATGATGTATTTTATAACATATGTGACTTACGGTAATAATAAAAAGAACATTTCAATCAACATTCATGATAACATTCATGATGCTGAAAGAGAAGCTCAACAATTAAAAGCTTGCGGTCACAAACATATTAGAATTCGCACAGATTTATATAATGAATATATGTCACGATACAAGGAAATAGCTTAATAATCTTAGGCTATTTCTGTTTTTAGAAATTATATTTGGGCCTGTTTATTGGTTTCGATTGCTATGAACTGGTCATTATCTGCATCGGTTGGTCACCTAAAACCAAAGAAAATATAACTGCCAAAAGCATTAAATCCAAAGTTAAAGCTTTCTTCAGTAACTTATTTGTTACTCCAAGAATGGCTCTTTGCTACTAATTAAGTAAGCAAACTTCCTTGCCCGATGATGTCTCGTAATCGGTAAGCAAGGTCATAACGAGACTGGTGGAGCCGACTTAGAATCAAGTCGACCTATGAATTTTAAAGATTCACGTACTCTTGAATGCTTGTTAGTTGATGGCAAGATGTACGAAAATATACAATTAACTAAGATGTAGAAAATAATGATGGGTGTGGTGACACAGGGGTTCGACTCCCCTCAGGTCCACCAAACATATTCGAATGGTGTAAATGGTAGCACACCATCGGGGTGTATGATATCCGAAAGCCGACGGAAATTTAGGTTTGAATCCTAATTCGAATTGCCTTCCTTCCTCGCTTATGAAATGGAAATTTGTAGTATTATACAAAACAAAATATGGGCGGGAAATACTACAGCCGTGAAGAGAGATTTGACAACATTAGACAAAATACGAATGTTATATAAGCGTTCGTTCGAAACACGGTAAATGTTGTTGTGATGAGTCCAACATCATAAGATCTGTAATAAGATCAATCAAACGGAGGGGTTGCAATCAGAAAGGTATTGCATAGACCAGAAAAAGTCTTTTATTAGGTTGGCAAGAGTAAGATTATTCGGTAACGATCGCGATGTTACCATGAATATAACCCATAAGAATGAAAAAAGAAAACTCTTCACTTTTAAACATGTAGAGAAGTTGCAATGTGGTAGCTTCTCTCTTTTTGGACCAGTAGCTCAACGGTAGAGCTGTCGCCTCATAAGCGATTGGCTGTAGGTTCGAATCCTGCCTGGTCCACCATTTTATATAGGAGGCATTATTATGAATGAAGAATCTAAAGAATCTAAGCATTCTTATAACGAAGAATCTGAATATTCTTATCGTATGGTAAAAAAAACTAAGATTTTTACATACACAGTTTATGTTAAAATAAACAATGGAAACACTTTACGTGATGTTGCTAGTGATTTTAAAAATATTGAAGCAGCATCAAAATATCTACATGATTTATTAATAAAATATAAAGATACACCCGGAGCGAAATGCTATTTAGTTAAACAAGCATTAACCGATGTAGTGTATGAAGCAATTATATAATTATATGAAAGGATGTTTATGGATAATAATAACGATACATTAAAAGTAGGGGATTTAGTCGAAGTTAGGTTTAGCAACGGTTATGTTGAAGTTGGACAAATAAAAGAAATTACGAATGATGCTAATTTTAATTATGTTGTACATATAACTTCGTTAAACCAAGAAGATCCATTTAATTTCCCTTACACATCATATGATGTACATTGTAATTTAAAAGATCTTAGAAAAATAACGAATTTATAAGGAGCTATAATATAATATATGGTTAATATTGAAAAACCTCAATATGTTATGGAGAAGAACGATGAATGACTTTATTAAACCGTTTGTAGTTAAAAAAGAGATTACATTATATATTTCTTATTTTTATCAAATTCGTAATATGACTCCAAACATGCTTCCTATATCAACCGCTATGTGGGATCCAAAATGGTTTCATGATGGAAAAGGAAATAACTATAAATATATTGACAAAAACGGCGTTATAAATGGTGTTCGCATGGAAAATTTAACGATGCCATTTAGTAAATGGGATGAACTAGTTAAGCGAAATGAATCATGCATATGCTGTGGAACTAATAATAACTTTTTCAATTTTGGTATGTGTCCATTTATGCAAGAATATGGAAAATCCATTAGAACTAACAATCCAGATTTTCAAAAGTTTCTAGATTCATGCGCAAGATATCTAGAATTTTTAGAAAAACGTTTTAACCTATGTTTGGATACGATCGTATTTATAGTTTATGAAGATCCATCTAGAATATGCGGCGAACGACCTATGTTACAACAATGGTTTGTTGAAAATGGTATGGGATTAAAGGAGTGGACTTCAGATGCAATATATAAATAGATTTATAAATAATAAAGAAGTAGATGTACAACTATTGGTATACTGCGAGCAAAAATTAAAAATTAAACACAAGAATAATTTTTATGTGCAAGATGTTATGTATGAGTATAACAGGCAGATAAAAACTCATTACAAATCTTTACCAAAATTATCTAGAAAAGAAATTGGTGAACTTTTAGAATTACATAAATAAGGAGGGCAATATGAAAAAATACAGAATAACATACGCATTAATAATTTCAAATAAACGATTTTATTTTGATTATTATGTAAAAGCGTTATGCAAGCTTCACGCTTTAATAAAATTTAAAATATCAGTTAAACACAACAAAAAATTCAAACGAGAGATTTTAAAGATTTCAAAAAATAAAATATGAAACAAAATTTTATTAGCTTGCTGAAAATATTAATTAATATAATACTAGTTTCATGCTTTATAATAGGTGCTATATTTTCGTTACAATATGGATATAAATATTTAGCATCCATATGTTTTATATTTGGAATATTTGCTGTGTTTACATTACCTTGGTTTATATCGTCATATATAAATGAACATGCTGATAATTAGGAGGGTTATATGTTCGGAAAAATATCTAAAAAAGTCAATGATACTTTAGATCAAACAAAAAAAGATTTAAATAAAACAGCAGGAAAAATACAAGAAGTGCTAGATGAAAGTAATAATTCCGTTAAAATAGTTGGAAAAGTTATTGTTATAGCATTAGGTGTTAGTATTTTAACAAACTGTATTACTATATTTGCGACATTAGTATCACACAAGCAAAAGCATGGCCAAATAGTTATACAGAATTTATATTTAGGAGGGCCTAATAATGGCAAATAAAAAAACAAAAAAGAAAACACGAATGGAATTGGCGACATCAATAACATTTGTTTTAGTAACAGGACACACACGAGAATGGGTTATAAAAGAATTATCCAAAATATTCAAAATTGAAAGAAAAAATCCATTACAATTAATTTATTCGAAAAAAAATATGTCTGCTTATATATATTTAAAAATAGTTCCATGCGTATTGCAATCAAAATCAATAGCTGATATTCCAGAATGTAGATCGGTTGAGAATAAATATATTTGCAGAAGTATTCCTGAATTAGAATTAAAAGTTGAATCGGTGGTTGGATCATATGACGAACAAGCTGAAAATTACATTAAATGTGTTGAGTCTAATAATTCTAGCATCAAGTAGTTTTACTGTTGGATATTTATTATCTAAGAAAAAATACTTAGCTAAGAAAATAAATGGTGATTTATATTTAAATTATGAGAAGGATCATGACAGTCCAAGCATATATTTAAGTGTAGATCAATCAACACTGGTTAATACTCCAAACTATGCTATATTGAAAGTAATCACAATACGCAAATAAATCATGTTCTATAATGAACGACCAAAACTGTTCAAGGAGGAAAGCAAATGAAAGAATCAGAATTGGATACTTTAAAGAAAAACATCGGTCAAACGTTAACTCAATATAATAATATTCCATTAGCGAATGATTGTACTAAAGTTCAAGCTGCACAGGTATTATTAAGAGAAGTAAAAATGGTATCTGATGAAGAAAAAAGAATCTTTGATGAAAATATGCAAAAGGATCGTTTCGAATTAGAGAAGGATCATAAATATTTCACTGAAGATATTGAAAAGAAGAAATTTGAATATGAGAAAGATTCGTCTAACAAACGTTTAGAAATGGACGAAAATAGAAATAAGAATCAATACGAATTAGACAAATTGAGACTTTCAATGGAAGCAAAGAAATTAGATTTAGAAACTTCTATATACGAAATGAATAAGTCTAATGCAGAAAAAGAAAGAAGATTCAAAATAATCTCATTAGGTGTATCGATTTTAGTTCCAGCTGTAGTAACTTTAGCTGAATTATTTGTGTACAGAAAACTCGCATATAGTAATTTGAAGCTTATATACGTTGACGAAGGAAGACCAACCGTAGACTTTAAAGATTCTGTGAAAAGTGTCAAAAACTTAATCAAATAACGGTTTATGCGTTTAAAAGCTAGGAGATCTATCAAGGTCTCTTTAGTTTTCTAGGAGGTCAAAGTTAGTTATGATATTATTATATTGCTTTTTAACATTAAGTTTTATATTTATATTTACGTTTAGATTATTTAAGCATTTCTTATGTTTTAATATATCGATATTCGTGTTTATAATTTTGTTATTCTTTTCATTATTACTATTATGAACGAAGTATTATTTGAAAAAGTTTTAACATATATAACTTATGAAAAAAGCATACCAACATCAATTTATATTCCAGATAAAATATTTTATAAAATGATTTGTAGGAAATTTATATTAAATAAATTTTTAGAAAAGTGGATGGTAGATATTTCAAATGACCCGATTGATATAATAGATTCAATGCTGATGAATTATTATTATTGGGAAGATTGCGCTATCAAAGACAATAATGAAATAATTGATTTATACGATATTTATATACGGAATTTATTAAAATTAAAAAAATACATTATAAAGGAGAACAAATTATAAATGACATATAAAAGTCAAAAATTTTTATCAATAATGTTAGGTTTGTTTAGCGCCGCAGGAACGGTAGCAACAGCTGTTTTAGTTGCGAAAGAAACCCCGAAAGCAAACGAGAAAATTAAGCAACTTAAAAGTAAAAAAGATGCCAAATATATTGATTATATTAAAGAATTAACACCAATATATTGGCCTGCAGGTGTTGTATGTCTATGTACTGTAGCGTCCACAACAATTTCTAGCGTTCTTTCATTAAAAGCGCAAGCTTCTTTAATTGCAACATCCACAATGCTTAGTCAAGGATGGAATCGATATAAAAATAAAGTAAAAGATGCTTTAGGCATTAGAAAAGAAAGCAATATTACTGATATGATATCTGCGGATGAATATCGTAAATTACAAAATAAAACTAATGGCGAAGAATTATTTTACGAAGAACATATTGGGTTTTTTACTTGCAAAAAAGAAGATTTAATGGCTGGATTATCCGATTTAAATCAGAGATTACACACGCCGGATCCAGATCCAAAAGGAACATTTTATTGGACAACTTTATACTTTTTAATAAAAGATTCTAAAGCAAAAGTTTATAAGAAAGAATTATTAGAAGCATCTAAAGAAATGGGATGGACAACAGATTATTTATGTGAAGTATACGATATAAGTTGTATGTGGGTTCATCCAATGTTCACAAATGTTGTCAAAAAAGATACTGGCGAAATTTTATATACGAAATTATCCTTTTTCGAAGATCCTATATATTTAGAAGAATCTGAACGTTCTAGATATAATTATAAAAGCAGAGAAAAATTTGAGCATGATGCTGAAATAGATATGCATGATGCTGACGCTCTAGCTTTTTATACGCATGGATACCAAGATGACGATGAACCAATAATTGAAAACATACAATCGTCATTCATTAATTCCAAACCAGATTGTGATTCAATGCTAGATGACGGACGAAGATTTATGCCATGTAATGCGCCTCATTCGAAAGAATACGTTGAAGATGACTCTAATCTACCTTCAGAAAAAGATATACCATCTTTAGAGGCATTCAAATGATATACGAAAAAGAAAAAGTAACAATAACTTTAGAAAAAGAAGAAGTGCATGATTTTTGGGAAATATTAATGTGTGCGTTAGATTACGATCGACAAGCACGTTCGTCCAAAAAAGATGGATGTCCTAAATTGAATGCATCACAATTAAAGCTAACTAATAAGTTAGAAGAAATCGTTAGACCATATTATGGATAGAAAGGAATTATACCATGGAAGTAGGTTATACAAAAACTAAAGACTGCAAAGGCGGCAATAGAAGATTACAACAACACGATAAACATTACAATAAAGTTTTAAACAAAAGACGCAACAAAGAAAAAAACAGAAGAAAATTAGCCAAAATAAATAGGGGGAAATAAATGCTAATGAATAATCCATTTAAATTTATCAAACCATTTGTAGTGAAACATGAGCCTGAAATATTAATGGGCATGGGTATCAGCGGTTTAATATTCTCAACAATATGGGGTATTAAAGCTACTGTTAAAGCGGTTAAAGCTGTAAATGACTATAAAGAACAAAAACAATTCGACAAATTAACAAATAAAGAAATATTTAAATTAACTTGGCGATATTATTGGCCTGTAGCAGCATCAATTACGTTATCAATACCATGCATAATATTAGGCAATAGAGTTTCATCAAAAAGATATGCTGCATTAGCCACGGCATATACAATAACAGAATCAGCACTACAAGAATATAAAGATAGTGCTAGAGAAATTGTTGGCGAGAAAAAAGTTAAACAAATTCAAGAAAATATCGACAATAAAAAGATAGAGGAAAGTTATAAAGGAGGAAATCAAATTATATTAACTGGAAATGGTGATAATTTGTTTTTCGAACCTTTATCTGGTAGATACTTCAAATCAAATTGGAATGATATTGCCAAAGCAGCAAACGAATTGAATGCTGACGCTTTAAGTAATATGAGTGGTCAAATTAGTTTGAATGATTGGTTCTCTAAATTAGGTCTTGAAGATACCGATATTGGCGATAATATGGGATGGGAACTAAATAGTAATCCTCATAATTTAATTGAAATTGAAATTAGTTCTCATGTCACAAAAGATAACATTCCATGTGGATCAATATCTTATAGGAATGATCCGGTGATGTTATCGTCATCTTTATATAAGTAATGTCATTATATTCGCAGAAAAAACATGTAATATAATGAGGTAAAACTCATCGAACTTAACGAAAGGAGAAAATTAAACAATGGATGCAGTTCAAGTTCAAGAATCAACCAAAACTTTAAGCAGAGGCGGTAAAGTTGCATTAATTGCTGGTGCTAGTGTTCTCACATTAGGATTAGTCTATGGTGTTATCGTTATCGTCAAACATGCTAAAGCAAAACGTGGCGATTCTAAAGAAGAAACAAGTTCAGAAGCAAAATAATTAATCTAAATAGATTAAGTTCATGAACTAAGCAAAAAGAAGGCTGTTAGATGTTAAACATTCTAACGGTTTTCTTTTTTATTTTTAGAAAGGAAATATGTACATGGAAGATTTAAAAGGTAATCCAGATATGCCAAATAAATCGAGCATTATAAAACCTGTAACGACTAATGTTATAGCTAAAAAAGATTCTGATGCTAAACGTTTTGGAAAAAAGTTTTTTTCGGAAGATGCTAAAACTGTTGCTAGTCATGTTACTGAATCAGTACTCATACCAAGTATTCAAAAATTAATTAGTGATATGGTAAAAAGCGGTATTGATTGGTTAATATATGGATCAAAAGGATCTGCTCAAAGAACAACATTTGGCAACATATCATATGGTAGTTATTATGGAAGAAATGGAATGGTTAATCCAAGTCCATCTTTAGGCAACCCTATGATATCAACACCAAAGCCAACACTTTATACAGTAAATGAATATGTTATACCAGATAGAGGTGATGCAGAAGAAATTTTGATACGCATGAAAGAAGCTATTTCTATGTATGGAATGGTTAGCGTTAGAGATTTCTATGACTCTGTTGGTGTTCATGCAAATTTCACTGATCAAAAATGGGGTTGGTTTAATTTAGACTCAGCTTATATTGATAGAGTTAATGATGGATATTCTATAAGATTCCCAAAAGTTCAACCTATAGAAAAATAAGGTAATCGTATGGAAAAAAATAAAATACTACTATCAGATGCATTAAATGCATATCAATCATTTAAACAATTAGCGGAGTTACAATATAATAATTTTGAAACAGCGTATAAAATAGCGAATGCTTATAAAGATTTGAGAGATAAAGTTGAGTTTTATTCTTCTCAAGAAAGAAAATTAATGGAAGCATACGCTAAAAAAGATAGCGATGGAAAAGTTATTATAAGAGATGGCAATGTCATCGATTTCGAAACACCTGAATTAAGCATGCAATATAGGCGAGATGTTTATAATTTACAAAACACAGAAGTAGAAATATTTGATACAATAGTAGTCAATGTTTCTGATGTTAAAGATAATTTAAACTGTTTCACACCTATTCAATTAATATCGTTAGAAAAATTAATAAAATTTAAATACAAGGAGGATGATTAATATGAATTTATCATTATTAGTCAATAAAGTTGGATTTTGGGGAAGAAAACATAGTCCAGAATTATTAATTTCTTGTGGTATAGTATTAGCAGCAGCATCAATTGTATCATCAGTGATTGCAACTAGAAAATTAGATAAAACAGTTGCTCCTTTTAATGTTAAAATTGATGAAATTAAGAAAAATATGAATGACGAAAACGGAATTCAAAACAAAACTGTTGATATTAAAATATGCAAGAAAGAATTAACTAAAACTTATTTAAAAGCTGGTTTAAAAGTAGGTGCTTTATACGCGCCATCGTTATTATTATTTGGAGCTTCGGTATCTTGTATATTAGGTTCTCATAATATAATGAAATCAAGAAACTTAGCATTAACAGCAGCTTGCGCAACATTGGACAAAAGCTATAAAGAATATCGTAAAAGAGTTAAAGATAAAATAGGCGAAGAAGCTGAAGAAAAACTTTATAAAGATATTCATAAAGACGAAATAGAAGTTGTCGATCCTAAAACAGGCGAAGTTATTAAAAAGAAAGCAAACGTTCCTCACGTTAAAGAAGATCATGATTGGAATGTTATGTATGATTGCGGAAATAACTGTTGGGGCAGAGATGCTTTACAAAATTTTGATTGGTTAATGATGCAACAAACATATTTAACAGAAAAATTAAGACGTAGAGGATATTTATTCTTGCATGAAGTTTATGATACTTTAGGATGCACCACAGCACAATTAGGTGCCAAAAAAGCAAGAGCTTCTAGAATATTAGGATGGATTTATGATCCTAGTAATCCTAATAGAAACTGTTATGTTAGCTTTGGTTTAACACAACCTGGCACATTGATTCCATTACCAGAAGTTGCTGAACAAATTCAAAGAAATGAACCAGCGTTTTTCTTAACATTAAATCCAGATGGTGATATCTTATCTGGCGAAAATGGAAAAGAAACCTATATGAAATTTGCTAAGGAGTGGGCTTAATATGAACGGAAGATATGTTGTATTAAGCTCGCTTCTTGTTGTAGCAGCAGCTGGCTTAGGATCATTATGCGGATATCATTATGGTAAAAATAAATACCTAACTATGGCTGATAGAGAAATTGAATCAGTAAAGAAAGCATACGAAAAGCATTTTAAAAATCCACAAAATAAATCTGTTGAAAAAGATGCTCCAGTTGATTTATTACCAAATACAAACAATGATAACTTAGCAGATCCATACGTTAATAAAGAAAAAAATTCTGAAGCCATGGTAAAATATAAAAATTATGCTGGTTTATATGGAAATAATGGTGAAGTAGTTACTCCTAATAGAAGTATCGACGAACCTGTAAAACATAAGAAACCTATAATTAAAAAAAATAACATTCATGTAATAAGTCCGGAAGAATATCGTGATTTCGAAGGCGAGATTATAACTTTAATCTATTATTCGGATAAAGTATTATCAGATGGTGACGGAAATGTAATTCATAATATTAATGAAGTTATAGGACCTGAAGCATTATCGACTTTCGGCAGATATGAAGATGATTGTGTCTACGTTAAAGATGACGAGAAAAACATTGTTTATGAAATCATCTGGGATAACAAATCATATGTAGCTGCTCACGCCAACGATTAATTAATAAACATGAATGAAATAAATTTGAACGAATTATATTATAAATGGATTTGTTCAATGATATTTCCGGAAGACTTAAGAAATAAATATTCAAATGTCTTACACTTATTACATAGCATAAATTTCCAATATATAAGACCATTGGATGAAAATCGTTTAAAAGATGGCATTAACTTGCGATATCATTTTAGTTGTGGTTGTAAAATACCATATAATATAGTATATGCAAATTTTAATAATAATACATGCAGTATGTTAGAAATGATGGCAAGTTTGGCCAAAAGATGTGAAGACGACATTATGTCTGATTACAAATATGGCGATAGAACATCTGAATGGTTTTACATGATGTTCTGTAATTTGGGATTAGACAAATATGATAATGATCGTTGGAATTGTTACTTTTCTGAAGCTGAAATCACTGATATATTATATAGGTTTATGGATATAGGATATAATAGTGATGGAAGTAATGGAAATTTATTCATAACAAACAATCCTAATATAGATTTAAGAAATATGCAGATTTGGGATCAAATGTGTTTATGCATGAATCAAATATTAGGATATTGAGGAGGATTATATTTAACATGTTAATAGGATTATTATTTTTAAAGCGTCCTCTTTTAACACTTGTATCCACTGGTTTAATAGTAGATACCATTCTTGCTTTAGCTATACTTAAAAAGCTTGGTGTTGAAAATATATTGCCAGAAGGTGTTAAATTTGGGTTTTATAAAACTGATAAAAAGAAAGGATAAACGATATCATGGTAGACTTTTTAAGAATAGCAACTAGGTCTACAAAAAGAGGTATCATGGAAGTTTATCCTAAATTTATTGTTGGTAAATCCTCCGATTTAATGATTCGAGGAGGAGACTTCTACGCAATTTGGTTAGAGGATGTTGGGTTATGGTCTACTGATGAACAAGATGTTATTAAATTAATAGACCGTGAACTTGATAATTATGTTAAAGAAAATAAAAATAGATTTAATGATACTATGTATGTTAGATATATGTGGGATTCTGAATCTGGAATTATTGATTCTTGGCATAAATATGTAACCAAACAAATGCGTGATAATTATCATACATTAAATGAGAATTTAGTATTTTCTAATCAAGAAAGTTCTAAGGAACAATATGCAAGCAAACGTTTGAATTATCCATTAGCCGAAGGTGATATATCGGCATGGGACGAACTTATGTCAGTGCTATATGCTCCTGAAGAACGACATAAAATAGAATGGGCTATAGGCTCTGTTGTTAATGGAGCATCTAAAAGTATTGAAAAGTTTTTAGTATTTTATGGCGCTCCTGGAACTGGTAAAAGTACAGTACTTAAAATAATAGAAAAGATGTTTAAAGGCTATTATACAGTATTTGATGCTAAGTCTTTAGGATCTTCTAATGATAGTTTTGCTCTTGAAGCATTTAAGAATAATCCATTGGTTGCTATACAACATGATGGTGACTTATCAAAAATAGAAGATAACACAAGACTTAATTCATTAACTTCTCATGAAACAATGAATGTTAACGAAAAGCATAAAAACTTATATAAAATGGCTATTATATCTATGTTATTCATGGGTACTAATAAACCAGTTAAGATAACAGATGCTAAATCGGGTATTATACGTCGTTTAATTGATGTTCGACCGACAGGTGAAAAAATACCTTTACCATTATATAATAAATTAAATGCTGAAATTAAAAATGAACTCGGGGCTATTGCTTGGCATTGTAAACAAGTGTTTGAGTCCGATCCAGTATATTATGACGATTATAAGCCTACATTAATGATGGGTGAATCAAACGACTTCTATAACTTTGTATTGGATAGTTATATGGTCTTTAGCAGAGAAGATGGTACTACATTGAAAGCTGCTTGGGAAATGTACAAACAATACTGTGAAGAAGCTAAGGTTCCTTACCCATTCTCGATGCGAGTATTTAAGTCTGAATTAATGAACTACTTTAAGAAATATGAAGAACGTGTTCGAATTAATGAGGACTGGGTTCGTTCATATTACTCTGGATTTAGAAAGAGCATATTTAAAAAAGAAAATCTCGAAGATATAAAACAAAAATCGACATCGTCAGATGTGCAATTGAAAACTTGGATTGATTTTCAAATACAGCAGTCTAATTTTGACAGTTATTGTTCGCAATGTCCTGCTCAATATGGTAATGCAGATGAATTGCCTCGAAAAAAGTGGGATGATGTTAAAACAGTATTAGAAGATATTAATACATCAAGATTACATTATGTAAAACTTAATGATATCAATCATATCGTTATCGATTTTGATTTAAAAGGACCAGACGGAACTAAGAGTTTTGAAAGGAACTTAGAAGAGGCTAGCAAGTGGCCTAAAACCTATGCCGAACTTAGTAAGTCTGGTAAAGGAATACACTTGCATTATATTTATGACGGTGATGCAGAATCTTTAAACAGATTGTATGCAGACGATATAGAGGTTAAGGTATTTACTGGTAATAGTGCTCTTAGAAGAAAATTAACTAAGTGTAATGCAGAAACTATAAATCATTTGCCAGAAGAGTATTTACCTAAACGAAAGGAGCGTTCCGTGATAAATTTTGAAAGTTTACAAAACGAAAAAGCATTACGAACATTCATCAAAAAGAATTTAAATAAAGAGTATCATGCAGCGACTAAACCTTCTATAGATTTTATTTATAAAGGATTAGAGGATGCTTATAATTCTGGAATGAAATATGATGTACGAGATTTATATAATAGTGTGTTATGCTTCGCAGCTAGTTCAACAAACAATGCTGAATATTGTATAAAAATAGTAGAGAAAATGCATTTCAATTCCGATGAACCTTCTGATGCAGTTGTAGACGACAAAAAAGATATTGTATTCTATGATGTTGAAACATTCCCTAATTTATTCCTGGTTAACTGGAAAAAAATAGGAAAGCATAATAGAGTAAATAGAATGATAAATCCAACACCAAAAGAGATAGCTTCTTTAATGAACAATCGTCTTATTGGATTTAACTGTCGTCGATATGATAATCATATGCTGTATGGATGTTTGATTGGTTATTCAAATATAGACTTATTTAATTTATCCCAAAAAATAATTATTAGTAAGACTAGAATGAATGACGGACATTTCCAAGAAGCATATAATGTTAGTTATACAGATATTTATGATTATGCAGAAAATAAACAATCTTTAAAAAAATGGGAAATTGAATTGGGTTTACACCACCAAGAATTAGGATTACCTTGGGATAAACCAGTTCCTGAAAATTTATGGCAATCAGTTGCTGAATATTGTGATAATGATGTTATATCAACAGAAGCTGTTTGGAATGCAACACAAAAAGACTTTAAAGCTAGACAGATATTAGTTAGCATAGCTAATATGTTCTGTACATCTGAGTTGTCCACAGTTAATGATACAACAAATACGTTAACCAGACGAATAGTATTTAGGAATGATAAGAAACCTCAAAGTCAATTCATTTATACTGATTTAGCAACTGGCGAAAGATCAGATGGTAGTATAGATCCTTGTCATTTCCCAGGTTATGTATTCTCTAATGGTAAAAGTTACTATTTAGATGAAGAAATAGGTGAAGGCGGATACGTGTGGGCAAATCCTGGTATGTTTAAAAATGTTAAAACTTTGGATGTTGCTTCTATGCACCCGCATACAATGATAGCTTTAAAATTATTTGGCGAGACGTATACTAAATGTCTAGAAGAACTTGTAGAGTTACGTGTCGATGTAAAACATAAAGATTGGGATTCTGCTAAAAAGAGATTTGGTGGCATATTGGCCACTTTTATAGACGAGCTATTAAAGTCTGGTGACGTTGATATTGCTGGTCCTTTAAAGATTGCCATCAACTCTATATATGGATTAACTTCAGCACATTTTAACAATGCATTTAGAGATCCTAGAAATGCTGACAATATTGTAGCAAAACGTGGTGCTTTATTCATGTGTATGTTAAAGCATGAAGTGCAAGCAATGGGAGCTGAAGTAGTACATATTAAAACAGATTCAATAAAGATATCCAACTTATCTAAAGAGATTGAAGAATACATCATAAAACGTGGTAAGGAATTCGGCTATACATTTGAAGTCGAATCTATATATGAAAAGTTCTGCCTTATAAACGATGCTGTATATGTAGCATTACGTGATAAGAAAGATCCGGATTGGATTAAAGAATGCAAAGAAGCTAAAGAGAATGGTCTACCAGAGCCTACCAGATGGACGGCAACTGGTGTTACATTCCAAGTACCATATGTATTCAAGAAATGTTTCAGTCATGAACCTATAGATTTCAAAGATCTATGCGAAACAAAAGAAGTTAAATCTGTTATGTATTTAGATATGAACGAATCTATTGATACTACAGACAAGGCTATATATGAGAGATTGAAAGAAATTAGAGCCAAGGCACTTGCTGGCAAAAAGTTAACAGGACCCGAATCTAAATTACTTAATAGCGAAGTATATTCCGAAATATCTGACGAAGAACTAGCTAGCAAATTAGCCTCATATCATAGATATCAATTCATAGGACGTGTTGGTTTGTTTACCCCAATCAAGCCTGGATGCGGTGGTGGCGAATTGGTTCGGGAGCAAATGAAAGCTGACGGATCAATTGGCTTTGATGCTGTCGTTGGCACAAAAGGCTATCGTTGGTTGGAGTCCGAAGAGGTCATAAAAAACAAAAAACAACGAGATGTTGATCTAAGTTACTATGACAACTTAGTCAACTCTGCAATTGATACTATATCAAAATATGGCGATTACGAGTGGTTTGTTAGCGAAGACTAGCAACCCTCGGAAAGCCTATTTCACACAATTAATTTAAAAGGAGTATTCATTTAAACATTATGAACAAATTAGTTGAAACAGCACTTGCTAGAGTGCAAAACACAAAATGGTCTTTTGACCGCGGTGTTCTTGAAATTAGAGAAGCCGTATTAATTTTCACAAACTTTGCTGGTCAAGCAAATAGATTTGGAAACACTACAAAATACTTCAATGTTGTGTTACCAGCAGATTTAAAAGAATTCTTAGAGGAATGCCAATTAAGAGACAAATCAATCCACGTCAATATCCATAAGTATCCACAAATGGCAGAAGGAACTGATGAGGATCCATGTGTTTATTACATTAACGTTAAAGTTGGCATGAATTCTGAATTCCCACCAATGGTTAAATTATATGTTAATTTACAAACAACTAATCCAGAAACAGGCGATATCGAAAACAAGAGAAGTAGTGTTAGCTTAGAAGATGCTACAATTGGATGTTTAGATAGAATCGACATGGATAGAGCCGACTGTAAATTAAATTTAAAAGAATCTAAAGCCAGCCCAGGACATGCCGTATTCTATTTAAGACAATTAAATGTCATTCAAACAAAAGTTCCTGAATTCGGTGGCGCCTACGAAGACTGGGACGAACCAATCGACGAATCTTCTTTACCGCCACAAGATTAATATGAATGGCTGTTATTAATTTATCAGTAGAGCAAGAAGACGCCATATCTCGTTTGAGAAGTGGGTGTATATTAAGAGGCGGTGTCGGTTCTGGAAAATCTAGGACCGCACTCGCTTATTATTATGTTAAATATGGCGGAGTAATTAATTCTGATAAATATATAAAGATGATAAACCCGCCAAATTTATATATAATAACAACCGCTAAAAAACGTGATGATTTGGAATGGGAAGGTGAATTAATTAACTTTCATTTATCATCAATGCAACAAATGCCTTATTATAAAAATTTAAAAATAACAATTGACTCTTGGAACAATATTGAAAAATATAGAGATGTTAAAAATTCGTTTTTTATATTTGATGAACAAAGGCTTGTTGGATATGGTAAATGGGTTAAAACCTTTCTTCACATTTCTAAAACAAACAAATGGATATTATTAACAGCAACACCTGGAGATACATGGCATGATTATATACCAGTATTCATAGCAAATGGTTTTTATAGAAACAAAACTGATTTTGAAAAACAACATTGCGTATGGTCCAGGTTTACTAATTATCCAAAAATAGAAAAATATATCGATCAAGGACGATTATTGAAATATAGAAACTTAATAACCGTTGAAATTAATTATGAAAAACCAACAATATCACACTATTTTGATATACAATGCGATTATGACAAAGATGTATATGATTTTGTATCAAAAAATAGATGGAATATATTTGAGAAAAAACCTATTGAAAATGCAGGAGAATACTGTTTGGTTTTAAGAAAAATAGTTAACTCCAGTGTGGATAGACAATACAAATTATTAGATATTGTTAAAGAAAAAAAGAAAGTTATTATTTTCTACAATCATGATTATGAACTTGATATATTAAGAAAATTATTCGATGGTTACTATCCTTATGCTGAATGGAACGGTCATAAACATCAGCAAATATTGGATAGTGATCATTGGGTGTATTTAGTTCAATATAATGCTGGCGCTGAAGGATGGAATTGTACGACTACAGATACTATGGTATTTTATAGTCAGTCATATTCCTACAAGCAAATGGTTCAAGCAGCTGGTAGAATAGATAGACGAAATACACCATTTCATGACCTTTATTACTATAGCATGAAATCATCTAGTAAAATCGACTTAGCTATTTCTAAAACATTAAGACGTAAAAAGAAATTTTCCGAAAAAGGTTTTGCTCCAGATTTTAATAATGAAGCAAACAAACACGGTGCGATTCAGCTTGATTTATTTAATATAGAGCCGCATTCAGATTTCGTAGATAATTTCAATAATAATGTTAGAAGTCATGCAGGGAGACGAATAGAAGATTATTGCGATGAGTATAATAGTTGGGAAGACCCAGAAAGAAGAAATAAATAAAATGAAAAAATTTAATTTTAAACCTATGGAAGTTTTAGGTAAAACAAAAGATGCTGTTGTTAATGCAAGCATCATTTCTTTAGGACTTGTTGTCGTTGCTATGTCCGCATGTATTGTTAAAGTTTCTGTTAGAAAATTATTTTCAAAACGTGCAAAACAAGTAACCAAAGTTTATGTTCCGATTTACGTTTCACGCGATGAAATAAAAAATAATATCGACGATAGAGTCGAATCAAAGAAAGGTCGTAAATAATCATGGGTAAAATTGTTAAATGCTTAGAAGCAACTAGCAATGTGACTAGTCTTATTTCATCAATTTGTTGTTCAACAGCGATTGTCATTTTATCCGTTAAAGTAATTAAAACTTTATTAAACGACAAACAACCTAAAAAGAAAACTAAGGCTAAACCAGCTGCTAAAAAAGAAAGTTCTGATGCTAAAAAAGAAGATAAACCAGCATCCGAACCATCTAAGTAAGACATCCATTTCACAAAATTTCTAAATACGTGTTTGCTGGAAGACATTTTATAAATCTCCTATAAAGTCCTTTTTATAATAACTATTCTTTCATTCCAAAACAATTGCAAAAAAACTATATAAGTATTTAGAAATCGCATTCTAGCAAACGACAGTCCGATATAGCTGGATGATTGTTCATTGTCATCGAAAAAAGTATATCTCTCTTAACAAATATCCGTCATATATTATTACATTAAGGAGGAACGTTATGTACAAGACATTAAAAGATTATTTAGATATTCTTGTTTTAAAAGGATATATAAATGATACAATTAACACAATTGAATTAAATTACAATACAACTGCTGAATCAAAAGATAAGGTTGTTCTTATTCTTCAAAATATTTCAGTGAATAAAAGAAAAAAGATTGCTAATTATGAATGCTATTATTTAAACAATCAATCTTGCCCATCATATTTACTATATATGCCTATTAATAGTGCAGAATTATATTTTACTAAATTAGATAAGAACTATAAATATAAATCGTTTTTCAATTCAGACAAAGATGAATACGTTAAAAAATTAAAAATTAAATTTCCTGAACTAAAATTAATGGAAGTAGATAAATATACTAGTGGCGGTATTACTCCATCAGTACAATGGATTAACGAAGAAATGCTTTGTTCTTTAGAATCATATAAAGATGGAAAATTCTATACCTATGGATCATACTGTATGTATGGTAAAAAGATATATAAATGTATATCTAAAACTCGTATTAAAGGAAACTTTGATCGTTCACAATGGAAAGAATCTCCGCTAGTGAAATGTATTATACGTATGCATGCATCTTATCTTCCAATATCATATTTAAATAATGAAATTCGAGATTTCTTCATATTTAATCCGGCAACATATGATTCATTAATGACATTAGGTAATAGTGTTATAAGTTATAATAACTTTGAAAATTTAATGGATTATATTTCTGAAAATAGAAATGCTTTATATAAATCATATAAGTATAAACGAGGTTCTGGAACTAAATCCAACGATCATGAATTAGCTTGTCGTATGATAGAAAAAGCATTAAATATGCCTGCTAATAGTATAACAGTTAAAGAAACAAATATAAGTGATGTTACTAAATATTATGTTGTCGAAACTGTCGGAAAAATACATTCATAAATCCTTGTCAAAAATGTGACAAAAACCGTTTTGTGTCAAAAATATTGCCCACTTTGACTAAAAAAATTTTCAAAAAATCTTAAGAGTAGGCGAAAAAATTGACATATGTCAAAAATGTGACACTTTTTTTGACAAGAAAAATTTAAGAAAAAACACTAAAAAACACCCAAAAATGGCTAAAAATGCCCGAAAATAGGCTAAAAACCATGTAAGGTTACGTAAAAATTGATGTTTTGTGTCAAATGTCAAAAATATTTCTATTTTTTATTAAAAAAAATTTTTTTGAAAAAGTAAAATATATAAGAAATTTTTGACAAATGACAAGAAAGTATATTTTAGTGTGTTTTTATTGCAATTAGAAAGAAGGTTTATATGCAATCAAATAATCAAGAAAATCTTGGAACAGTGCAAATATTACGTGGTTTAATGGCGATATTTGTATTACTTGGAATATTAGCTATAATAGCTTTGCCGGTATATCTTTTAATAATGACAGCTATCATTAGAGATAGTATTCCAGCCGAATTTGTTATTGCAAATGTCGTAATCGGTTCAGTATCATTATTTGGAATGTCATTAGTACTTCTGATGAAAGCATTCAGAATGTAACACATCAAATGGAAGGAAAACCAATCAAACCTACTTTCACAAAACTGTTGACGCATATTATTTGAAAGCAAGAGGTCTGGTATAGCCTACTATGTTGTTTTTGGGTGGCTCCTTAAACATAGCGATAAAAGTATACTATGGTTTCGCAAATAATTCATATTATATAATGGAGAGAATCTCCAATCTAAAGTAAGAACATAATGCAATACACTTTATGTGTGGTAGCGTTGTTAGTATGAAATAGGATAGCAACCCTGCAAAATATGCAGATGCTATTATTTTTTACATGAAATGTAATTCGCAAAAAAAACATAGTGTTTTATGGAAGGAAAAGAATAAAATGTCCATTTCCTTTTATTTTTTTTACAGGAGACTAAATATGAAGAACGAAAACGTATTCCAAGCTAGTTTGATACGAACCATTAAAAATCTATTGCCTGGATGTATAGTTCTTAAATTAGATCCTAATTATATTCAAGGCATTCCAGATTTATTAATTTTACATGGTATCACTTGGGCCGCATTAGAATGTAAGAAAACTGAAAAAGCATCTCACAGACCCAACCAAGATTATTATGTTAAAAGAATGAACAAAATGTCTTTTGCTAGTTTTGTATATCCAGAGAATGCGCAGCAAGTTCTTTCGGATATGGTTTCTTATTTTAATTATATAAATTCTCTTGATTTTAACATCGATCAATTTAATGAATGGAAATCTGGTCAAGAAAATATTCAAGCTTTGATGAATACATATAATTATAGAGAAACAGCAATAACAGCATAAAAGCGAGGAGGAACATTTATTATGAAATGGAATAACCATAAAGAATTAGAAGGCAAACATGCATTTATGGGTGCTAGCAATTATCATTGGGTTAATTATGATGATGCTACTTTTGAAGCGAGATATTACTCACAATTTTCTCAAGCAATAGGTACAGCCATACATCAATTAGCACATGATTGTATTGTTAGCGGAACAAAATTAAACAAACATGATGTTCATTTAATAGAAATGACATTATATAAAGCTTACATACCTAGAAATGCTTATGATCCAGCTTTGATATTAGAAAACTTAATACCTTTTGTAAATGATGCTATTGGGTTTCACATGTCATCGGAGATATTATTATTCTATAGTATGTATTGTTTTGGCACTGCAGATGCTATTGGTTATTACGAAAAAGATAAAATTTTAAGAATTCATGATTATAAGAATGGTGTTAATCAAGCTGATATAAGACAATTATATATTTATGCAGCACTATTTTGTTTAGAATATCATGTAAATCCTTATAAATTAAATAAAATAGAATTGCGTATATATCAAAATTTGGAAGTTTTAATAGATACTCCAGATGCTGATATAATACAATATTATATGGATAAAATTCAAAATAGAGTTGAATTAATCGGAATGTTTCTAGAAAGGGATGGTAAATAGTATGGATAAAGCAAAATTTATCAACGAAAAAATTAACAAAGATTTTTATGGCTATTTGCCAAAAACTTACCAAGAAAAATTAGATAATATTATTTTACAACATGGATGTGACGACGATTTTTTATCAAAATGGAATATGTATAAAGACCATGTGCTATCAGTTAATATTGAAGCAGTAAAAGATCCAAGCGAAATATTTGAAAATGAAAATGTAACGCATTCTTTGGTAATGGAAGAGTTTACGATTGATGAATTAATGGAAATGTGTAAACAAGAAATAACCAGATACAATTATTTTGAAAATCAATTAGCGCATGAAGGTGTTGCTCATGATGAAAATCCACCAGGAAGAGGTTCTGGTAGATATCCATTTGGATCTGGGAAGAATCCATATCAACACACAACCGTTGGTGATTTCAATGCATATGTAAATCAAATGATGAAAAAAGGATTAACTGAAGTTGAAATTGCTGAAGGTTTAAATATATCAACTACTACTTTAAGAAATATTAAAAGAATTGATAAAAATAAATTCAGAAGAGCTATAGTTGAATATGCAAAAAAGAGAGACTCTGAAGGGGTTTCGAGAGAGCAAATTGCCGCAGAGATTCGTGAAAAATTTCATACTGATAAATATAAAGGAGAGTCTTCTGTAAGATCTTTATTAAATGAAGATTCTGAAAGAAAGATGGACATTTCGTTAAAAACAGCTGATGAACTTAAAAGAATATTAGATGAACAACCAGGCGGAATGCTAGAAGTTGGTCTTGGCGTTGAAGCTGAAATAGGAATTACAAGAGGTAAATTAGATGAAGCTTTGAAATCATTAGAACTTGATGGATATAACATTTATACAAGAAGGGTTCCTCAAGCAACAAATAAAGGTAAATTGACAACATTAAAAATATTGGCAAAGCCTGATGTTGAATGGAAAGAAGTTTATCAATCTGACAAAATAGGACATTTGAGTGAATACACAAGTCCTGATAATGGTGATCATATATTCAAATATAAATATCCAGAATCAATGGACTCCTCAAGATTAATGGTTAGATTCGCTGAAGATGGCGGAACTGCTAAAGATGGTCTAGTTGAAATTAGAAGAAACGTTAAAGATTTATCGCTAGGTGAATCAAATTACGCGCAAGTTAGAATTTTAGTCGATGATAAATATTACATTAAAGGCATGGCCGTTTATGGAAACGATAATGATTTCCCAGATGGTGTCGATGTTATATTCAATAGTAATAAACCACGATCCAAAGGTAAACTTGGCGCATTAAAATCCGTTGATGAAAATTTAAAGAAAGATCCTAATAATCCATTCGGTTCATCAATTAAATCTGGAATTAATTATCCAGACAACTATATTCATGGTGGACAAAGTTATTATTTAGATGATAATGGTGAATATAAATTATCATTAATTAATAAAAGATCTGATGAAGGAGATTGGGGCGAATGGTCAAAAGAATTGCCATCACAAATGTTATCTAAACAACCTCAAAAAACTATTGAGCGTCAATTAAATTTAGCAAAAGCTTCTAAAGAAGAAGAATACGAAGAAATATTGGAAGTTACCCACCCTACAATTAGAAAGCAATTATTACAAGAATTTGCTGATAAATGCGATAGAGCTGCTGTAGATTTAAAAGCCGCACCATTCCCAGAACAAAAATATCAAGTTATATTACCTTTGAAAACAATAAAAGATGATGAATGCTATGCACCAAACTATGCAGATGGCCAGGAATTAGCTTTAATTCGATATCCACATGGTGGAACGTTTGAAATACCAATTGTTAAAGTTAATAATAGAAATAAAGAAGGTATTGAAACAATTACACCAAGTGCAGCAGATGCTGTTGGTATAAATGCCAACACAGCTCACAGATTATCTGGAGCAGATTTTGATGGCGATACTGTAATGGTTATACCATTAAAACCAGAATCTTTTAAAATTCAAACACATGATGAATTAGAAGGTCTTAAGAATTTTGATCCATCCGTTGAATATGGTCCTGATCCAGACATGCCAATAGAAACAGATTCCGATGGAAATGAATATGCTTATAGAAATGGAATAAAATATAGAGTAATGTCTGAAGGCTATAAGCAAAGACAAATGGGAATTGTATCTAATTTAATTACTGATATGACATTGGCTGGAGCACCTGATGATGAATTAGCTGCTGCTGTTAGACATTCGATGGTTGTCATTGATGCTGCTAAGCATAAATTGGATTATCGTGCAAGTGCTGAAGCAAATAATATTTCAGCATTACATAAAAAATATCAATCTCGAATAGATCCAGTTACTGGTAGAGAAAAACAAGGTGCTGCTACTATCATATCGAGAGCAAGTGGACCAAAAGATATACCAGAAAGAAAAGAAGGTGCTTATGTAGCAAAAGATACTGGAAATATTTTAACATTAATTGATGAAGAGAAAAAACTATATATCGATGAAAAAACTGGTCAAGTTTATACTCAAAAAGAAAAACTGACTAGAAGAATAGATCCAGTTACTGGTAAGAAATTATATAGAAATACAAATAATGTGTTTTATGTTGTTGAGTACAAAGATTCATCTGGTAAAAAACAAAAAGCTAGGATTGTTGAAAAAGATGGCGAAATGTTTTATAAAAATAAAGAAACCGATGAATATACTAAAGTATCAACAGAAAAAGTAATTAAAAAAGATGTCATGATTAAATCAACTCAAATGGCTGAAGTAGATGATGCGTTTGAATTATCTTCTGGAAAACCACAAGAAGTTGCCTATGCGTTATATGCGAATAAAATGAAATCAATGGCAAATGAAGCTAGAAAAGAAATGTTGATGACCAAAGATAATCCTTATTCTCCATCAGCTGCAAAAGTTTACAAAAAAGAAGTTGATGAACTAAACTATGAGTACAATGAGGCCCTCAAAAATAAACCAAAAGAAAAGCATGCCCAGTTAATAGCAGATAGTCTATTAAAAGAGTATATGAAAGAGGACCCTCATATGGATGAGGAACATAAAACTAGACTTGCGACGAGATTACTCAACGAGGCTAGGGAGAATGTAGGAGCCCATAGAAGAGAAATATTATTAACTGATAAACAATGGGCTGCTATACAAGCGGGTGCTATATCTGCAAGTCGTTTAAAAGAGATCTTTAAAATGGTTAATAAAGAACGATTGAGACAACTAGCTACCCCATATAAAACAAAAGACAGTCTTAGTAAAGCTCAAATATCTAGATTGAAAACTCTTTCTAAAAAAGGGTATACAAATCAAGAAATTGCCAAAGTTTTAGGCATTTCATCTTCTACAGTTAATAAATACTTATTGGGAAAGGAGGATTAAGATTGTGGTTAACTATAGAGTAACAACAGTTGATAATCCTTATGATCCTTGGACTCAATGGGATGATTGGTATTTTTATGATTTATCAAAAGGTTATTCAACTTGTGAAAGATTAGCAAGATTATCTGGAAACTTAGAACATTTACCTGAAGAATTCAGTGATAGTGAAATTAATTCAGCAATCGAACAATTACTTTTCGAAGGTGCTTTTGATAAAAATGGAAATTTTGTTGAATACAAAAAAGTTAAAAATCCAAAAATAAAAGACTAATCAACAATCAAACTGTATTTAATTATTATTTTATAGGGATTTATATGTACACACATACGTATATACATCCCTGGAAGCGTGAATGAAGCCACTAGGGAGGGGGTCCTCAAAAAAGACACCCCCTAGGGCAT